CTATAAAATACTTTTAAAGAACATATTAATAATTTCGTCTGAAGGAGGTTGTTCGCCTTTAATAGTTGAAAGTAATGATTTTAATTTTTGTTTATCAATATCAATCATAGAAGATATATATTGTTTACTTCTGGTACCAACTTCTACGCTAAGTTTATTTTTAACCTTGAGTATTTGTGCCATATATTTTGAACCAGCTATTGTCATCATTGGAGCTTTTCCATCATAAAAAACCCATTTTGAATCTTTATCTTTAACACTTTCTTTCAAAATTCTCCTATTATATCCAATAGCTTTCAAAAACTCTTGCGTTAGCTCTCCTTTTTTGAAAAGGTTCTGAAGAGCTTCTTTGAAAGCTGGTACAATAGGAGCAGTTGAATATTCTTGTCCTGTGAATCGAAAGTTTTTTTGTTTCTCATTAGGAGCACTGTTTAAAACACTCACAGGGATTTGAAGAGCATAATGGGTTTGACCGCCTCCGTTAGAAATTTTAGTTCTTTTTCCGTTTATGATAGCTTCGTTACAATCAATCCCGGTGAACCATATATTACCGGCGCTGGCGGCTTCAAATACAAACTCTGAAGAAAGACCATTAATTTTGGCTTTCACAACAATACTCCTATCGTATATGTCATAAATCTTACGGTCATAAATCTTACGTGGTTCAACAGTCACATGTGTAATCTTCATGACGTTAGATGCTTCGTTAATTTTATATAAATAACGAGCTTCTCGAAGTTTGCCGTTGTCTTCTTCCACTCTTTCCATGTGATAGATGAGAGAAGCGAAATCATCATTAGAATAGTCTATCGGATAGTCTTCGCGCCAAGAGCCAGGATTGAAAAAATCCCAAATCATTTGCTCTAAAGCTTCTTTAGTTCCATAGAATGAGGCGTAATAAGCACTCGCCGGTGGTTTTTCCAGAACCATTTCAATGTCATTTGCTATCAAAAAGTCATTGAACATGTTCCATGCAGAATCTCGACTAGAGCTGAAGTTGCCATCAGCGGGTCCCATAAAATCCAATTGGACTTTGTATTTTTCTTTCATTTTTCCTTCCTTAGATATGCTCAGAAATCGTGTTTGTGAAATAATAGCAAAGATCATACTCTGCTACATATGCTTTAAAATAAAATTTACCTCGTGTCTTCGTTATTCTAAATTCATATTTTTTAAGATTTTCAGATTGTTGGCTCCCCTCTTTAAGCATTGGCCATTTATTAGATTCCCATAATTTATGAATCTTCGATATTTGTTGACTAATATTAAAAATTTCGTTGTTCGAATTTATGTAGCTAATACAAGAATACATAAAGTCGGTTAAATCCTTGGCTGAGTGAAAAGTTCTTACTACCGCGTTTGGAGGATCCCATGAAAGTTCTTCAAATGAAGTTCCTCTCATAGCCTTTATTAGTTGTGTGTCCTGAAAGATATGCACTAAAGAAAATGGCTGAGGAATAAGTATTTCTTCAGGAGGTGATGTGTGTAAAAATTCGTCCTTAATAAAATTCTTATTATGCAAGAGCCCAAAATATTCTGAAAAGTTTGTGTGGACTTTCTTATGAAAATCGGCTATAGTAATATGATTTGATTTACTATAATTAATGATCTCCACTAGAGTGTCAAACACTTCCTTGTCTTCTGGAAAAAGACTATCAAAACTGGTCTCTAAGTTTAATAATTTATCGGTGTCGAGCTTTTGAATATTTTCATATGAAAGACCATAGTTGGCTTTAGGTGATACGTTTTTGTTCCCATTGAACGAGACAAACACCGAAAGATAAGACGTCTCTAAATTTATTCTCCAAAAGGTCCAAGAAAATTCTTCATATTCTCCAATATCCGAAATAGTGCCAGTGAGATAAAACTCATTTTGTTGGTCTTCTGTGAGATTAAGAAGTTCTCCCGTCTCTTTTAACTTAACTTGATGTAGCATAGTTACATAAAAGATTTCTTTATTAACTTCACCAAGGAAGCAAATGTTTTTGAAGTTTTCAATAATTTGTGGCCACCACGTAGTCACATTAAAAACTTCATTCTTTTTTCGAGAAATGTGCTCTTTGATCTTATCAATATTTTTCATCGTTTTCCTTTTCTAAACAAAATAGTCATTAAACTTAGTGCTATATCCATCATCATAGTTTTTATCATCTTCTTCTAGGTCGTCCTCATCTTGAAAAGAATCTGTGAAAAGCTCCTCAATATCTAAAAGCATTAGATCTAGCCCGGTGCGGTTTAGACTATAGATATCCTCAAAATATTCTTCAAGTGAAGCGTACCTATTTGCTAACACCTCTAAAAAGCCCCCATTTTCTTAAGTTCATCAATGACTTTCATTGTGATTGTTGCCAATTCTCTAGCAGTATGTCTAGATCGAACTTGTGGAATAGATTTTTTGATGCTTTTGATAAGTGTTGGCATCAGCTTTAAAAGATTTTCGGAGTCCTTCATATTTTAGAATGCCGCCTTATCTCTTCCAGATGGGAGAGAACTGTACATCATAGTTTGAATTGCGGTAGACACTGTATCCGGTTCCTTAGTAAAATCTACATGACCGAATGTACGGAAAGCCATACCACCACAATCACACGTTTCACTCACCAAAACGAATTCGTCTGGCAAATACGTTTTTGTAAAAACTTTTCCACATTCTGGAGCTTGACATTTGTAAGTTCCCGTTTTCATTAACACTCCTTCGACTTTTGAGACTCACGAAAAAAATTAAAAGGTTTTTGAAATCTTCCAATCTTTTTACATTCAGGACACTGAAGTTCAATTTTTGGAGTAGCTGACATCGGATAGTTTAAAGCCCATTCATGTTTACAAAAAGTACATTTATAATCTATCTTTTTAATGCTTATCATAGTAGTTAGTTGGATGTGATTTCACAAACTTAAAAAGCATATTAACGAGATTTTGAAAAAGAATTAAGGCTATCCCTACTGTAGGCCAGTTCACTCAAAGGATTTTTTCCTTTTTAAAGGTAATCTAGAATAGAAAAATAATCTGAGAGAACTTTTTCTTCAGAAAGAGCCTTTCACACTAATTATAGGAGACCTTTAATTGTGGCAAAGAAAAAAGAAATAGTCATAACATGGAAAGTTGGCGATGTCTGGTCTTCTGCGGACAAAACTCGTTGGAGAAAAACGAAAGACTGGAAAGATCATCGAAATAACCTAATAAAAGAAAAAAAAGTATGTGAGCTCTGTGGATATGAAAAGAGACTTACAGTGCATCACAAAGTGCAATCAAATTTAGCAGAAGACTATGTCAATTTAAAAAATAATCGGTTCAAAGTTCTTTGTTCTGGGTGTCACCGCTATTTACACAGAGTGTGGGCATCATATGTCAGGAAAAAAGACCCAATCAAGCCAGATAAGCGGCTTGAGAAAATATTAAATGACTTTTTTGAAGAAGGTTAGCACGCATCTTTAAATGTTCCTAGGCAAGAAATATGCTAAGTCTTTAGCCGAATATCCGTTCACGATTGGGCTTTGACTTGTGATTTTCCTATTCACATATCTAGTTATGAGCTACCAAAAGATTTCTTTTGCATCTACGAAAAACAAAAGCGTGTCATGTGAACTAATTCCAGCTTAAAAGCTGGAATCTTCATTTTTCGCTTCATAGACTTAACTTACTAAATCAGACTAAGCTGAAGTAGCAGAGGCTAATGTCTCCACGGAGGCTTGTTCCAAGCACTCAGCTCTTTTTGTTGAGCCAAACAATTTTACATTTTTAGCTGCATGAACATCCCGGTCTTGAGAATATCCGCAATCACATTTAAAGACTCTTTCGTCTAATGTGATTTCCTCATTTAAGCATCCACAATTCGGACAAAGCTTTGTAGTAGGAGACCATTTAGAAATTTTGAAAGTTCTACTGTTTTCTAATTGAACTAATTTTGCTTTCACTCTCCCTAGGTATGATGACTGAACTTGTCTTCCAAAACTAAAATGATTCAATTTTCTTCCCGTCTTTTTGCTAACTTTTTTCTTTTTCCATTCAGCAAGGTTTTCATCTTGGAAGTAAATCATATCATAGTTTTTTGTGAGATAATGAATGAGCTTGTTAGTGGCATCATTCTTTTTGTTTGTGAGATGTTCATACTCACGTCTAATCTGGTTCAAAAGCTTGTAATAGCGCTTAGAGCCTTTCTGCTTACGATGTAATTGTTTTTGTAAGAATTTCAGTTGCTCACTTTCTTGCACTTTACAAGAGAATTTTTCACCATCAGATGTGACTATGTTGTCTTTAATACCAAAGTCTAAACCAACTTCTTTGTAGTTTTTCTTTGGAATGTTGTTTTCTTTAGGAATACAAATTGAAATATGAATGTAGAATCCACTTGCTTTCCTTATGAACTTTGCATTCGCCAATTCATACTCTTTGTATTTTTTAAGTTGGTCTAATCCATAGACTTTCAGATTAGGAAAGCCAGGAATTGTAATATGGGAATTGTCACGAATTTTAAGCCAAGGTCCGGTAAGAATATCTATAGAATTGATTTCTTTTTTGTATTTTAGTTTTCCTACTTTTCGTCCTTTCTTTTTAGCTTTGCTTTCATTCAAAATATCTTGCTTTTTCTGGTTGACAATCCCTCTATGAAGAATAGAAGGCAGTTCTATTTTAGACTTAACTTCATTTCCATCTTTGTCTAAATGGATTACTTCTTTGTGCTCAAAATAATTATAATCAAAAAAGTTTTGTGTTTCACCTAAACGAATCATTTCATTGACAATCCATTTCGCTTGTGTGAATACAAAATCCATTTTCTTGAAAGTTTCTTTAGAAGTTTGATGACAGTTCACTTTTAGCTCGATAACTTTGATGGACTGGTTTTTCCGTCTTTCACGAGTTTTGATTAGAGAATTTTTAATTTTTTGTCGTTCTTCTAAAGTTTTCATCTATTTAATTAGTTAGTTGCTTTTAAAAAGCTTTAACATAAAGCATAATTAAGTAGTCTTATGTTAATCTAATAGTTAGTTAATAGTGTTGTTTAAAAGCAATTATACGAACGCCTAAACTCCACCTTAAAAGGATGGAATCTTACGGCGTTCGATTATGTTAAGTAGTGCAGAGACTGCAAACAATAAGACTGAAAGGTTGTATGTGAACATAGGCGATCAGGGTTAAATTAAAAAAACAAGACCCGCCAGAATTGAGCATGCTCTCGCAGAGGCTTGGCGGGTTTACTAAAAAAATGGTTGACAGAGCTATGTGACACTGTGCTCAGCTAAAGACTGAGCATATTTCTTGCCTAGGAACATTTAAAGGCGTGGAATCTTTCTTGTGCTTAGCCCAAATAATTAGTAGCTCTCAGATTAGAATCCGTATTTTGTCTGTCTGCGTAGAATCTCACACAAATCTCATCAGGCGTAGACCGCGGAACGGTTGCAAAGAGACCTTGTGTTCTACTCAAGTGGCTCGACTCGACAGAGCTCTTTTCCATCTTTGTCTAAAAGGATATAGAAGCCAGACATTTCTTTCTCAGGAAGTTTCACAAATTCTGAGACAGGCATTCTCACGGAGACATGGTCTCTGATGAGGTCGGTCACCACTTCATCTAAAGTTGCATTATTTTCCTTTGCAATTTTCATAAGTTCATCGTAGATGTCTTTGTCTAAATCTATTGTCTCGTTCACATATTTTGTCATGAGCTACTCCTCTTTCTCAAAGATACTAATATAATTTTTTATTGGAAAGTCGGACAAGTCCTGTTCCTTTTTCAACCATCCCTTAGATATTAACTCATGAAGTGAAACACCTTTTTGAAGAACCTCATTGACATCATTATATTGAAGAGGCAATGGCAACACTTTCACTTTTAAGTCTCTTTTTTTGAGTTGTTCTAGCGCGCTTATTCCTGGAATGTCATTATTAGGAATAAATATAATTTCTTTAAAAAAACTGAGTAAATAAAATTGTCTCTCGTTTATACTTCTTCCAAATGTTGTGGTGCTATTTTCAAAGAACAGGTTAGATCTTAAAGAGAGCAGGTCCATAAGACCTTCAACCACATACAATGGTTTTTCTTTATCGAGTTGCTCCCACTGATACAACGTTTTAGTCGAGCCACCTTTTGGATACAACACCTTTTTATAGCTAATTTTTTCTGGGTCTCTTCCTTTCTGTATTAGATGCTGAATGTGCTCACTCTCGCTCCGAAGAGTTCTAGCTTCAAAACAAATGAGCTTTCCGCCTTCATAAATTGGAATCATGGCCATGTCAAAATAAGACCTCCATTTCGTCTTATCTGAAGGGTCTGACCGCTTTACCGTTTTTCCAAATTTTAAAAATTGCACTCTATTTTTTTTAAGAACGTCAACGTCAAAACCGCGCTTTTTAATCCATGCTCTGCTAAGGTCTACCGCGTCTATCGGATAGAGCTGACCTTTAAATTGAAAATCCGTTTCTGGGATGCGACTAAAATCGGCAGTTACATACGAGTCATCATCCTTAAAAGAAAATGTCGATTTTATATTTAAGTCTTTAAAAATAGACCTTCCCGTTTTTAGTCTATAATGCTTAATAAGACTTCCGCTAAAGCCGCAAGACCAACAGTGGAATATTGCTTTGTCTAATGATACTGAACAAGATGGATTTTTGTCAATATGATATGGATTAAAACAATGCACCGAAATATTTCCAGTCGTTTTGCCATTAGTCTTTATATTCAGCCGGTTGCAAATTTCTAAAGCTAATTGGTTGAGATCATATTCTTGCATCTGTATCACTCCTTCAAAAGAGACTTCAATAAGTTGATCGTTTTTCTTTTTAAGACGAGTTTGTTTTCCTTTATCATGCTGTCTAAAGCATCTCTAGGTGAAATAAACTGTTCTAGAAGTTCGCCCGTTTTTGTATCAACTTTATTCTCGAGCTTCTCTATACCTCGAATATATAAGTCTGGATACTGGATCTTAGCCTGTTGTATATTTTTACAATTTGTTACTGTAAAGATATGAATAAGATTCTTCTCTTCTCTTGAAATAACGGGATCTTCTCCAAATTGAAGCTTCTTAAAAATTATAAATTCTGGAATTTGAATGTCGGGCGACTTCCCATCTCGTGAAAAACATTTAATAATTCTCGGAGATGCTGTCTGGGCTTCATCAATCTTAAATGGTAAAATTGATCCAGTATAATAGTCTTTATATTCACCATTTCTTGTATGAATATGGCCCATAGCTACATTTTTAAACTTAAATTTTTTAATATCGATGCCACCATAAAATGAACCTTTTTCTTTTATAGCGACGTGGCCGCATAAGAGGTCAACTTCAGTGTTATAAAATTCTTTTGGAAGATCTTCACTATAATAGGTATCTAGCACCTTCCCTTCAACTCGTCTAAAAGGAAGAGCTAAGATGGACCATCCATTTTTAGTCGAAAAAAGAGTCTCTTCATAAATGGTCTGAATTGACTCCGCATCTTCTCCGAGATATCTTAAAAATTGTGTGGCATATTGAGAGTCACCAAATACATTTTTATGATCATGATTTCCACCAATAACATAAATTGTTTTAAATTTCTTAGTTGCTATTTTAAATAAACGAGTTACGAGCTCCAGCGTGTCCCCTAAGTTAGATGCTCTTTCAACGACGTCACCTAACTGGATTAGCTCGCATTCTTCTCTATTCCCAAAATCTACTTTTTCAAACCATGATATAAAAGCATTGAACATCTCAGTATCCCACGGTCTAGAAGTACTGAAATGCATGTCGCCCAAAGTGTAAAGTTTCATGGAGAAAGATTAACTTTGTTTTGGCTTTTTAGCTGCCTTCTCTTTGGAGAGATCTAGTTTTGGGAGAGCCTCAATTTGCTCAGCCGTTTTGTTTCCGGGCTCCCAGATAGGAACGCTCTTTTGCTTCACCTCTTTGTTTGGGATGCTCTTAAAAGAGAGCGCATTATTTTCACAATAGTTTCTAGTGCTCACATCTAAAAAAGCAACAAGAAAAGTCCCTTTGCTTTCTCCCCAAGACACTTTTGCAAAGCTCGTTTTTTTCACTTCAAAGCTTTCTAAAATTTCATCAATGGTGAGCTTGTCTTTTTTCTTCGTTTTTGCCATTTCTAAGACTCCGTTTTCTTTTTTTGTCGTTGCTCTTCTTTTGTGAGTACTTTCGCCTTCCTTGGAAATTTAAAGCCATTTGCATAGGTAGCTGGACAATATTTCGGGTGTCCTAAAAAATCACAGAAAGAACAATAAAAGCCCATAGATGCATTCTTATCTAAATCAAATTCGGCCCACTTTTCAGAGTTCGACTTTCTAATAATTTGAACAAAATTATCAACAACATCTAACACCTGGTTTTCAGTAAATTTTAATTCCTTATAAGTCTTAAGCATATTCGTTCTAATAGACTCTTCATTAGAAATATCCTCTTCTTTTAAGTTTGCCAACGGAAAGAATAAATATGTTTTGATTTTATCAAAGGTTGTATTTAATTTATTTTTTATCATATATGCATAAAGCAATAATTGATTTTCATATCCAGCAATCCGAGGGTGTGCAGACGTTTTATAGTCAATTATATAAGCCTCTTTAGTCACTTCATTTATAAGCAAGAGGTCGACCGCTCCTACAACAGGAGCATCATCTAATGATGAATTTTCCCAATGTTCTTTATGGACTTTAAAGCCTTTCTTTTCTAAAGGAACAATATATTCTTGCCACCACATATAAAAGCGTGGGATAGACTTTATGACGGGATATTTTTCTTGGTCGAAGTCGAGGTCCACGAGAAGTTTTTTGGCGTGTTCCGTTAAGCTGGCTAAAGATTTAGAAGAATCCATAAATTCGGCGATCTCATGGAAAGCAATACCTTTCACAGCTAATTCGGAAGCTCTGCCTTCTACAACCATACTTGCAATATAATTTAAGAAATATTTAGTTTTGCAAGATGTGAAGCTGCCAAATCGCGAAGCGCTCCATCTCGGATTTTGATTTGTAAGATTTAAGTTGTGCATCATTTTTCCTTTTAAATTTAGATTAACTTGGCGCATGGATTTCTGTGAGGACTAAGTTTTCATAGACGAATTGATAGAGTCCTGGCTTAAAATAGAAAGAAATTTGCTCAAAGTTTTCCTCAGTCCACAGAAGTGTTTCATGAAGCCCGTTAATGCACAAAAGTGGACTGTATGCAAAGGCTGCGGATGCCACGTATTCTTTGAGCATTTCCCAATTGTGCATTTAAACTGAGAGCGTGAACGAATTCATATTCTATTATAAGTTGTCTAGCAACTCGAATGTCTCGCTGATGTGTTTTTGAAGTGCGTAATTCAGTGTTGTTGGTTCCAAAATTTCTTTTAGAATTTCATTTTCATAGATGAAGCCGTAATAGCCAGGCTTCAGAAGTTTTTCTTCAAAGAAGTGGCCAACAGCTTCAAAAGTGTCTTCCGCTAAAGAAATTTTTTCCGGAACGAACAAGTCTGGATTTAAATTCGTTATGTGAAGATCTTCACTTTTTTGGAAAGGGCTGTTCTTAAGAATTCTTGAGAACATCGACCAATCATGGATATAGATTCCTCTAAGGAAACTTTTTTCATTTTGAAATGACTTCACATCATATGATTTTCGGGCATCTTCATTGTTTGGCATATCGTTTTCCTCTCATTGAGGCTACACACTAAGCTTAGCCTCTACTTTTTTCTGAAATGTCTCAAAATATTTTGGACATCTTTTTGTAGCTCTTCTAGATTAACTCGAAAAGCTCCTGGAGACATTACACGTCTGAGCTTATCGCCTTCATAAATGAGACCATATAGACCTGGCTCTAATAAGTTGTCTTCAAAAAACTCTTCGATGATATTTCCTTTATCAAAGTCGTCCCATTCAATTACTTCTGCTATCCCTTCTGCACCGTCATCTCCAAACATGAAATCTATCCAAGTTGAGCGTCGTGAGGACTTCACAATGTCGATCAGCCGTTCATATGATTCGATATGAAAGGCATGGATGAAAGATCTTGTGTCAAAGGTGCTAGGAACTTCTCCTACCGATGAGACCATGTGGTCCAGGTATCCTACGTCATTCATTTTTTAGTTTTCTCCTTATCGTTTTCTTTTAGTTAGTCACCATTCTTAATACATTTGAATACTGGAAATCTCAAAGAAACTTCCCCTGCACTGTTTTGTGATTCTTCAAAATATACAATTTCAGCTATCTTTCCAAGATAGTTTTCTTGGTTTGCCCAAATTTCATCTCGTTGCTGGTCGGAGAAGCCAGTGCCACATCTTACCACATTTCCTTTATATGATACTAAGATAGCACCGAGTCGGCCTTTATGTTTTCCTGAGCCTTCTGCGAAGCCAATAATTTCTAAATCTATGTCGTTGAAAGTTTTTACTTTTGCACAGGCCATTGTTCTGTCCCATTCATAAGAGCTATCTAAAACTTTTACAATAACGCCTTCTTTGTCATTGTCTTTTGCCCATTGCAAATATTCTTCAATTTTTTTAGTGTCGTCACCTATGTACATACAGGGGAGAGAAAAAAGATACTTAAATTTTTGTTTATCATTTTCTGTGAGAGCTTCTGTATATCTTTCATATCTTTTTTCAAAAGGTGTGGTGCTTTTCTGGGCAAGCCATTCATCTAGTGAAACTATATCATATACTGCGAGGCAAACATCTTTTGAGCCAGACTTTTTAGTCGAATTTGATACGAGCTTATATTGAAGCTTACTATCCATTTCCATGAAGCCAACTGGCATTCTCTCACCGTCTAAAACGACGTCTTGCCCTGGAAATGCATCTAGGACGTCTTTTTCAATAAGCGGAAATTTTCCATTTTGACTTTTTCCTGATCTTGAAAAAACGTTGACTTTGTTTCCTTTTTTAATGATAGTCATTCGGAATCCGTCACACTTTAGTTGAATTCCAAATTTTTTCCCAATGAAATAATCTGGATCATCAAAATAGCTTTTACATAACATAACTTTATGATCATTTGGGAGGAAGTCTTTTCCATAGACTGCACGGACTGTAGTGGCTCCGATGCCGAGGCCTTTGTCCCAAGATTTGGTGGCTAGTCGATAGATACCTTCAGCAGTGTCGTCGTCATACTTTCTAGCAAATGCAACAACTGCTTCTGCGTTTTCATCTTTTCCTGTATTATTTTCTTCAAGATATTTGAGGAGATCCTGTAGTTCCCAGGATGATACGAGGCGGAGTGTTTCATCATTTATTTCTGCATTTTTACTTTTTTCTAATTTTTTTTCAGCTAATCCGGTTACGATAAGAGTATCAAAATACCACTTAATAGTATTTTTAAATTGAACATCTTCTGAATATTTTTTTAGGACTTCTTTTTTAGCGTTTGTCCCATTTGTTTTCTCAATTTCATAAAATTTTTGTATCGTTTTCATCGTTTTTCCTCCAGTCATATAGTATATAAGAACTTGAGAAAAGATGTTCAAATTCTATTTAAAAATATATGGAAATCGAGCAAGATAAGTGCTAAGTCTTTAGCTTAGCACAGGCTTCAATAACGAGAATCTTGAAAAAAGAATTATAGCTATTCCCATCGTAGGCCAGTTCTCTTAAAGGATTTTTTCCTTTTTAAAGGTGATCTAGAATAGAAAAATTTCAATAGAGAACTGGACGTTAATTATGACAATATTGATAATTTTGTCAATTTGAAGTTGCTATTAATTAATTATTTTCCAGAAATTAATTACGGCTATTCCTACTGTAGGCCAGTTCTCTCAAAGGAATTTTTCCTTTTTAAAGGTGATCTAGAATAGAAAAATTTCAATAGAGAACTAAACTTTTTTCAGATTGAAAATTTTCTATTTCTGTGTTAATCTTTTCCTTCAAGGAGACAAACAAATGATAGAAATTAATTCTGTATCTTTTAAACAATGGGCTGAAAATGAAGCTTTGGAAAACATTACAACCGTGGTGGTCACTTCTTCAAACTGTCCAAAATGTGAACTTCTTAAAGAGAAGGCTGACGATATTTTTAATGAGCAAACAGGGTGGCTTGTGTTAGGATGGGGAGACGTCTCAGCTGCTGAGGTATTGTCTTCGCTTGATATTATGTCATCACCTTCTGTGATAATTAAGAAAAACCAAGAGCTGCAAAAAGTTCAATTTGACTTGAACGATACTTCTTTCCAAAGTTTGAAAGACGCTTTGCGAGAACACTTAATGTGAGTTTTCGGAAGTCTAACTAATTCTTAAAGGAGACTAAAATATGCTATTACGAGAAACTATTGGCGACTCTCAAAAAGAAAATATGAGACAAGAAAAAGGTGAACGACTTATTGAAGTTACTAACAATGGTCAAACGTCTCATATAAGTGAGGTCGAACTTAATAAGTTAAAAGAACGACAGGATATCAGGATTCACGAGTCTGATTCTTCAGGAAAAAAAGTGACAATATTGAATAAACTAAAAGGTTAGAACAGGGATACTTATTTGTTATATGATGCCATCTTAGTTGACTCTGCAAATCTTTTTTATAGACTAAAAAAGCAATCAACAACCGCTTTGGAAGTTATTAAAAAGATGATAAATTATATGGACAATGAAGTTTTTTCTCACATAAAAAACGACGGGACTGTATATATTTTATTTGATCCCATTTCGTATACTGACTTAGGAGAATCTAAAAGCTTTTATTATCCTCTTAATGAGAGAAAAGTGATACTCAGCGACTACAAGTCGAATAGAAAATATTCGAATATTTATTTGGAAACTATAGAGCTTTTTAGAAAATATTATCTTCATAGAGGTGAAAAAGTAAAGCTCGCTTATTCTGATTCACATGAAGCCGATGATTATGTAGAGCCATTATTAGAACTTTACAAAGATAAGACTGTCGCTCTCATTTCTAATGATCATGACTTCGCAGGTTATATTTCTAAAGATGTTCATATGATAAATGAAAGTTTTGATAAACCTTTTACAGTTGAAGAATTTGAAAAGCTTTACGAATTCAAGCCGACTGTGGCAGCAAATATAGTATATAAGTCTTTCTTTGGAGATAGATCGGACAATATTACGGGTGCTATTTTTATTAAGAAAGCTAAATTTAACGTAAATGTTAAAGTTATGTGTAGAGATTATATCTTGAGTGTGGTCGAAAAAAATATGACAATCGATGAGGTTATAAACCAATTCAAGACGGCCAATTTCAAAGACATAAACGATAAAGAAACTAAAGACACTTTTGATACTTTATATCTTACCTTATCTATTGTCGACTTAAGAGCTCCCGTGTTGGATACCTTTTTAAGAAATGTTCAAATAATTCGGTCGTCTCTTTCAGGAAAGTCCATAGATAAGTATTTACATTCTAATCCAGTTAATGAATGCTTAAATGACATTATTCAAAAGTCAATATATGGCATTCCTTTTAAGCAAGTGTTTGGGAGAGTGTAGAAAATGTCGACAGTGAAAATCACCGAGAGTGATCCTTTTTCTATTGAGCAAAAATTCACATCTGAAGAATATCCTCTCGTATTCCAGTACATAGGACCAACTAGAACGCATGGAGATAGATACTATCAGCTTCCATGGTTTGAGCTCAAAGAGAATTTTAGAACAGTAGGAATCGCGTGTGTCGACTTTGAAAGATTTGAGGACGCCATTCACATTAGTGTGCTTGAGGTCGAAGAAAAAGGAAAAGGAATAGGAACCGATTCAATGAAAAGCTTCATGAGCCTGGGCCATTGGCATGGCAAAAAAAGAATCACACTTCAAGCGCAAACTACAAAGGCTCGAAAATTTTACGACCGCCTTGGCTTCACACCAATTATTGTAGATGGTTCCGAATATTTAGAAAAGTATTTAGAAAACTGAGCGAATTGTACCTGTGTTGCCTCTTAGCATATGCTCACAGGTCTTTTTTTTATCGCTCACACTCTCTTCCCCCTCAGGGTGTGAGCGATTCCTTTCAAAGGAGAAAATCATTAAATGAAAATCAAACTAAAAGTCAAAGATTCTATTTGCACATTTTATAATGATGACTTTCAAAATGTGCTTCCTAAACTAGAGAAAGTCGACCTTGTTGTCTCAGATCCTCCGTATGCGATAGGCTATAGCAATAAGCATGTGTCTTCTAAAGACAAATGGGACGACTTCTCATCAAGTGAATTTACTTCATTCATGGGAAATTGGCTCACAAGCATGTACGATATTCTGAAGCCCAATGGCACGTGTTGGTTTTTCTATGGCTTTACGAGAATACGAGAAATTTTAGACGCAATTGATAGTACAAAATTTATAAATAAGTTAGAGAATCATTTTGTGTACGCCAGAGGAAAAGGGAGAGGTGCTAAAAATAAACTAAAGTCTCTGCGAGAAGAGTGCGCCCATCTTGTAAAATCTGAGGACTACACATGGAACCCACAAGAATATTATAGAAAAGTTGTTGTACCGTATCGTGAAAAAGATGGTGCTCCAAGAGGTTGGGCGAATGATCCTATTTCTGGAGACCCTACTCGGTGGACATCACTAGGAAACGTTATTCCAATTTTTACGTCTTTTGAAGAAGTTATAGCAGAAGAAAGACGTGGCGTCGTTTTAGATATTGGCTCAGGAAGCCGGCTCCCATTGTCTGGCGACATTTATAATTTACAGTTTCCACCTACACCAAGTGTAATGAGCAATATTGAGAAACAAATCCATTCGGCTCAGAAGTCAATCTTAATTCTTTGTATGCTCATATTGTTATCATCTAAAGAAGGTGATACCGTTTTAGATTGCTTTGGAGGAAGTTTTAGTACTGCGGCTGCATGTGCAATCACGGGAAGAAACTTTATTGGAATCGAGAGAGACAAAGAAGCTTTTGAAAAAGGCATCGATTTCGTAAAAAATGTCCCGTATGATAGATGGGAGAAGTACGTGAAGTCTCATATTTCGACTGGAGAAAAAGGCGGGAAATTTAATTTTGGTGTTAGATCGACAATGGTGAAAGAAATTAAGTAGAAAAGAGAGCCACTGGCTCTCTTTTTTCTCTAAAGTTTTCTCTCAAAGCCGAGAGACTTCCGTAATTTTTCATTAGTTGGAAGTAGGTGCTCCAATCAAGTCGGTCAATTTTTTAGCACCGACTTTTTTAGCTTCTTTAATAACTTCCGTTTGTTCAATTCCTACTTTCGCCAAAAAGTGGAAAGCCCGTTTCAGGAACCACCTAAACCGAGATCTATTAAATCCATAGTCATCAGCAACATCTTCAGCATCTTTAAATCCGCTCTGGATCCACCAAAGTAAAGCATGGGCCGCATTAAGCTCACCTTCTTGAGGTTCCCACATTTTTTTAAGGTCAACCCCTTGCTTAAAACGTTCTAAAAAACTTAATTCTACTTTCTTAACGTCAGCTACGTCTTTTACATCAAAATAACTTGCAATTTTTTTATTCCCAAGTCTTTCGATAAATTTCATAAGTTCTTGGCCCGTTATTGAGTACTCTTCTTCCATTAAGTTCTGTGTTCTTTGGAGCATGTTAAATACAGAGTTTCGAGATATTCCATACTTTTGACCAATAGAAACATAAGAGGCTTCAGAGTTTGTAAGAACTTCTTTAAACACGTGAGCAGGACTTACTTCTTTCGTTTTCGTAATGTTTTTATAAATAAAAGGATCAGAAGTAAAGCTTTTCCATTTTTTTAAGAAAGCGGCGTTTTCAAAAGATTCTTCTTCAGACCGGAAGCGGGATTCGTAAACTTCATCAAATACTTCGTCGCTATAATCTCCTTCAGCTTCCTGTTTTCCTTCCATCCAGACAGGATCATATTGAGACACATTAATATCTGACCCACCACCTTTTGTGATTCCAGATCTCGTGTTAGACATATTAGCAACATAAGCCGCATTCTGTAGAAGTTGTCTAAACCTTAAAGCAAATACGTTGAAAAGCCTGTCTTCTTCCGTTTTGGAGACGTCAAATTGATCTATTGCTCCGTGGTCATCTCTTTCACGAAATTTAGTAAGATACGCGTCGTCATTAACGGAAACACCTTGTCTCTGGAAAACGTCTGAGCTGTATCCTCCACGAAGAACTTGCCAAGCAATTCCGAGCCATTCTTCCCAGGCGCTCTCGCTATGAATCCGTCTCGCACGGGCTTCCCTATTTGGACCAAGATAATTATTCCAGAAGGTCTTTAAAATAGCAGGTTCCATCTTCCAAAAGATGTATTCTAAAGCGGATTGGTCGCCTGCTTTTGCAGCTGTGAATAACTTTTTGTTGCTTTCATTTTCCCATTTAGAAATTGAGCTATTAGATATCACGCTTTTAACATTAAAATCAAGTTTTCCACTTTCACGTAGTCGTTGAAGGCGTCTTAAGAAGTTTGTATATTTCATAATTAATTAGTTAATTCTTCTAAAAGAACTAATTGATTATGGAAACTTTCTATAATGACTTAAAAAACCAATTTACTTTGGCGCCTTTAAATGAAAATATGCAGAAGCTTGAAGAGTTCTATGCTCCTCAACATATAGGTGCAAAAGACACAGCCGTTTTATCTAGCTTGTCTAAGAATTCAATAGCTTCTTTAGAAGCTTCTATTGGAGCTCTTTCGCACCTATTACATAACTTGAAGCTTTATAAAGAGCATATGATTGATAGCATTAACCTGAATGCAGAAAGCATCGATATGTCTATGAAGTACAGTCGAGACATTCCTTCACAGTCTAATAATCTTCCTGGCGTTATTTCAACACCTCAAACTTATGATTTACAAGCTATTAGAAAAGACAACGAACAAATGATGATGATTCAGAAAGAAAAAGAAAAGGTTGATGGTCAGAAAAAGATTTATATGCGGATGTGCTCAGAAGATATTAAGCTTTTTTTAGCCGCCTGGAAAAGACTAAATATTAGTAATGCAGCTTTTGACGAGTTCGTAGAAAGCTTAGACTTAATGATTAATTCAAACTACTAAAGGAGAAAACAATGAAAAAAAGAACGCAACAAAGAAGCGTTAAAAAACTAAAAGAAGGTTCTGGCAACTTCTGGGCTAACGATACAGGGGATTTTTATATTCCTATCGTTTTTATGGAAGAGCCCACACCATATGTAATTTGTCCATCATGTGAAGTTGAAGTCCCTTTTGAGTCCACTTGTGAAAACTGTGGCAAAGATCTCGATTATAGGTTAGAAGCCATCTATGAAGACACGAGCTGGTTTTGGCAAGATGTGCTCGAGGATTTTGATAGCTACTTGAGCGAAGCCGATATAGATGAAAATCTTTTCAAGGTCTCCTTAGAAAGTGGATACTATGAAGGAGCACAAATTTTTGTAAAAGACGTCTTCGACTATGATTCTGCCATTTATTCTAAATTAGAATGGGATGCCGATGATGACTTAATTCAAAGGCTTATCAAAGACACTAAAATGACGGAAGAACAGGCCGCATTTTTCATAGATTATGATTACGAGAAAGTGCAGGATTTATGGAGCACAGATGAAGATTTATGGTTAAGAATTATCGACTTCTTTAAAAAAGAAGAAATCGACAAAATTAGTACTTTTCTAAAGAAGGTAATTGATGAACTTGGTTTTCAAACCCATGACATGGAATATTTTGAACCCTACGGAAAAAAAGATTTGAAAGAGTCTCGAAGAAAGAATCTCCGCAGAAAAGCTTTAAAAGAAGACGAAGACTATCTTCGAATGAGCCCATCAAGAAGACGCCGAGTAGATTTAGAAGACGACATCTTTACTGAAGATAGTTTTAGACGTGGCAATTACTCAGATTATGCTGATGAATTTGATGATGACTTCACAGATGACTTTTATGAGAATGACACTCATGACAGTTGGGGAAATTCGAGCTTTGACGAAGACTACAGTGAAGATGGCTTCGAAACGGAAGAATATGAAGATGAATATGAACCAGACTGGGACACCGGACCACTTATGAGCGACGACATTAACCTTGGAAGCTGTGATAGATTTTCTTATGACGCTGTCACAGGAAGACGTTCAGGCGGTGGACTCTATGAGTCTAAAAACGAAGACTAAAAAGACGATAATTTTTAGCTAAAGTCTTCTGAGACTAATTATTCATGGCAAACAAACTAAATGAAAACAGTGTTTATATAGCTGGAAGCTCCCCGAAGAGTGAAATAGTTAAGACGAGTTTTACGTCAAGACTTTCTTCTCTTTGGGGCTGGCAAGGTGTTGGACAGTCTAAGGCTGAGAACGAATTTGAAAAATCGAGTGGTATCCGCTTTGTAAAAGTAGACATTGCAAATGACGCCTATCGTGTAAAACACGCGGCACTCGGAAGCATCTTTAAGTCTGAGCCGCTAGCTACAAACTTAAACAAATATTTTAATTCCTATTTAAATGAAACGACTCTCGTATACAGTGACATTGCAGAGAGACAGCAACGTCTTAATGAACTTCGCTTTGCTGTTCTTAATGATCCTTTTTTAGGAAGAGTTTGCCAGCTCGTATCAGATGAAGCAACACAATTAGATGACCAAAACAGGCTCCTTTCAATCGAGTCTCCTTCTATTCAATTTGTAAATAGATGTTATGAACTCTTTAGTCAATGGGGTCTCACGCAGCAAAGAATATCGGCCGCCTGCTATGACTTAGAACAATATGGAGAAGCTCTTTGGTCTCATCGTGTTACTGAGAAAGGTGTCGAGAGAATAATTCCATTGAAAGTGAGCTCTCTAAAAGAACGGCTCGAATTTTCGGCTGCTCACATGGCTGAAGTTATCGCACAAATGACGGGCGAAAACGAGATGATGAAAAACCGGAAGTCTAAAATTGACAAACTGGTAAATCTTCTCACTACACGGTCTGGAAAAGACACACTCAATGACTATGACGAAAACTTCGCGGACATGTTTGATACTAAGCTGCTCGGCTTCGAGTTCGCAGATGGAGTGGTTGTTCCTCCATGGTTAGTAACACACTTTAGACATAAAGCTGACAACTCCGAATTTTTTCCATACGGCACACCGCCACTTTTAATGGCATTAGCCCCTTTTAAACAACTGTATAGTACAATGGCATTACAAGGCCTTGCAAGGTCGGCTTCATTTCCAGTTCAATTATATACTGTAAAAGGCACTGAAGGTGTTGGTGTTGCTACGGCTTTTGAACAAGTCAACGCCGTTAGAGAAGAATATGATAATATTGGTGTGAGCCCGATGTCTAATTCTCTTGAGGTGTATACTATAAATACTAAAATCTGGGTTCCTGAAGGCTTGCTAGACTTGGATGTCATTAAGTCTGAAGTTGACATGGACTTTATTGGTGATATTGAACTTTATGAAAACAGAGTAGCTATTGCATCTGGTGTACCTAAGTCATATTTGGATCAGGAATTTGGTGGCTTCGGAAATAGTGGAATCGCCTTAACGGAACAATATAAACCTTTTGCAAGACACGTGTATAGCATTCAGTCTGCATTCTTAGAGGGTCTCGGCCAGCTCATAAGATTGCACTTCGCCATTACGGGAGAGTTTGACTACAATATTCCCTTCGTTTTAAGTATGCGTTTTCCAGCTGAAGATGCTGGTTCAGAAAAACGAGAAGCTCGTTCAGCATCATTAGAACTATCCAGTAGTATAATCGAAATGCTTCAAGGCGTTTTAGGATTAGAAGATGGTGAAGGACTGCCTGAAGATGTCGTGGCGGATATTTTAAGCAAGTATTCTTTTTTAGATCCAACCGATGTTCAAAAGTGGATGCGGCTTTCTTCAATATCGAAGATGATACGGGATGCTAAAGAATCTGATGAAGACGATGATGATGGATATGACTTTGGTGGCGGCGGTGGAAGCAGCTTTGGTGGAGACTTCGGTGCGAGTGGGGGTATAGGAGAAGTTCCTGCACCTGCTGCACCTGCTGGACCAGATGGGGGCGATTTAGATCTTCAAGACACTGGTGAAGTAGAGACTCTTCCAGAGTCAATGTCGACTGAAGAAAGAAGATATTATCTGCAAACTAAAAAGCTACTAAATGAAAAACTTAAAAAAGAGCAAAAGAAGCTTAAAGAAGCTAAACGAAGAAAAAGACTTCGTGAGATTAGTGAGAGATATAACGAATCTAAGAATGATATTTACTTTAGTTTCCTACGTGAAAATCACATGACGGAATGGGTAAAGCCTGGCAGCTCTCATGAGATAATGGTACCACCAATAAATGAAGGTCATGTCTTATATGAAACTTTTGCTGTGCTTAAAGACAAAAGTCCATCAACTTCAAGAACTTTACGAGAAGACGACACTCTTAGTTTGAAAGACCACTTAAATAATGTGAAGCCTTTGAACGAAAGTTTAGACGTTATGCTGTCAACACCACTTAAGGACATCACACAAGAAATAGAGGAAAGTTTGAATGAGGACAGCTAAGGAACACGACCGCCTTTGCGAAAATCAACAGCCTCGATTATTAGAAGCCGTTATTTCTGAATTTAGTATGTCTGGGATAACGCTGAATGCCGTTGACCGTGAAGGTGTAAGCCCAGCTAGATTTATCATGGCGACTTTGAAATATCCACAATATCTTTTTATTTTATACGAAGTATTTAGTGGGTCTGGAGAAAGCAAGCACGTTACTGTAGACGGAAGTCCGAGTCCTTTTTTAACGAAAGGTTACTCATCCTCTTTTAAGTTTTTAAATGTTGATAAAATAATGCCACAAGACTTTTTCACTTTGGCCTTTTCTCAGCAAGTTGCTATTCTTAACAGTGTTATAGATATATGTGATGTGACCGTATTTTGTGACGACCCATCTTTTTACTGGCAAGGCATGAGTGAAAAAAACTCAGAGTTTGGAAATGTTGACCCGGCCTTTAGTGGCACTCCAGGAACAGGGCTGTGGCAAGGAAGACATAGTGCGAGTGGCTATAAAGAAGGCCATCAACTTTGTAAACATCTTTATTCTGCAAGCCTTCACTTGAAAAAAGACTTGCCAGCCATCGTTAAATATCTTCATAGTCGACAGCCCGTCATAGCTCCCTAACTCCTTAGTTCTTTAGCTCCTTAGAAGTTCTAGAGCTTTTTCAACTATTTCTACATTTACTTTTTCATAAAGAGGCGTGTTTTTTAAGTGATGTTTTGCTTCTTTGAAAGTAATCAGATTTCCGAACTGAGATAAATATTCTTTAACTTCTTCCGGAGAAGCATAGTCCAATATAAAAAGCTCACTCGCAGCTTTTATATGAAGCAAGTGCTCCTCTTTTTTAGAATAAGAATAAACATTTTTTTCTTTCTCAGCATATTCTTTGGCTTTTTGCGAAATTAAGTCTTTATCAGACAAGACGGGGCCTGTATGATTTAGACATCTTTCTAATATCTCATTACAGGCTTTCCCATATTCTTGTAAATTATTTCGATTAGAGCTCAATAATTGAGCGACTCGTATTTTTAAATTTTTCATATTCGGCAATTTCTAACTTAAAAGGTCTCTTTTTTCTAAGTCTTTTAGAGTGAACATTTTTGGCTCACCAAGAGCTTGCTTCAATTTTTTAAGCCTTTCGTCGTCTTGCAACAATAGTGCTAGCTCTCGCTCTACAGCAAGAAGCCACAAATTGTTATCTGCATGTTCACGCTTAGAAATATTTAAGTCTAACTCTACTTCATCTAATGAAAACTCATCCAATGTTTCTGGGTGAAAGAATTCTTTAGTCTCTGCGAAGTAGAAAACGGAACACGGAAATCCTGGTGTACCATGAAACATTAAGAAAGTTTCTATTGTGAGGTCTTCCACTTGTCCATCTGTGTCCCATTGATAGCTTTTTTCAAAAGGAACTATTTTTTCATTCCGGCCATCATCTTCTATCACACCTTGTTCTGTAGTTTCACCTAGTTGGTATACGACCTTCACTTCAAAAGGCTCGATTTTGAAACCTTTTTGGTCTTCCGAGATGCCTTTTTTTCGAGCTAGCTTAAGCATGAGCTCATCTAAAAGATCTTTAATATCTTCCACTTTGTGTCTCCTCAATAATTAGTTCACCGTGGTGATAGGAAAAACAAAATCCCAGATCTTTAGTCTGGGGCAGGCTTCAATTGCTAACTAATTCTATATGAACGAACACAGATCTATAGGAACATTCCAAAGCCGCTTAGGAATGATACAAGATAACTTAAAACGAAAACTTATTGATGCCACCAGTTTATATTGGATAAGTAGTCCAGTTGATTGCATACGTCTTCGAGCGAGAAAAACGTTTGAGGGAGACGACGCCGGTTGGATTGTAGAAAAGTGCGACATAGTTTCTGCCGTTTTTCCACCTTTAGATGATGTACCTTATAGAAAAATTAAAGTTGATGAAAAGACGCGAAAATGGTCTCTTACTTCTCTTGTCTCCGCTTTTGAAGATGACGCGCAAGATGCTTTTTATACCCTACAAATTCCTTTCGAATATGACATAAATGTAGGTGATCTGCTTTTTAGAATCTTGATAGATGAAGCTCAGCAATATCCCATCATAATTCCAATACAAGTCCAAGAGATGTTAGGAACATTTGGCATGCACAAGATTATCCAGAATAAATGTAAGTGCACAATACCCACAGACACTTTTCCTCAAGAAATAGTTGATGCGATCCAAGAAATGGCGATAAGAAGACAAATAGTTAGATATTAGAACTTAGGCTAGTGAACTATCAAAGGAGATATAAATGAAAACTAAAAAAGAAAATTGGGTTGGAAAATGGAATTTGATCCTTCTCCCCTGGACCATACTTCAAAACCTTTTAGGTTTTTTTGTCTATCTTTTCTGTAAGATAGTTTGGTCTACCTCTGTCTGGGGACACGTCAAAGGTGTTAGGATTATCGAAGTTAATAGTACATCCTTTTCGGGTGTTTCTCTTGGTGGTTGGGTATTGCTGGGGAAATACTATATTGAAAAACGTGGAGAACCTATAACTCCAAAGCACGAGGTAGGACACTCAATTCAAAGTTTGATTTGGGGACCTCTGTACCTTTTTGTCATTGGACTCCCATCAATCACAATGAATATTCTAAGTATTTTTTCTTTCAAGAGATATCTCAAGGGGAAAGGTGATGGAACTTTTCAAAAAAATTACTATAAGAGATTTCCTGAGAACCAGGCCGATAAGTTCGGAGGAGTGACCAAAAGACCTGACTATGTTCTTCCAGCAAGAGACTGAAGCTAGGCTTCAGTCTTTAGCTGAGCTTAGATTCAACAGATTTGTCCAAAACGGACTTCACCATTTTAGAGTGCATCTTGCTTAATGGATTCCAGCCTAATATTAAAGAGGCTGGTTCGCACTCTTCATCATCTTCATCGAAGAAAAGAATCGCATATTCTGGTTGAAGTTTTCTAATGTTTCGAATATCTTTTTTAGATAGTGGAAGATTTGAAAATTCTTCTTTTGAGAATTGCAAATAGACTTTTTCAAAAGCGAGGGTGTCAAAATTCACCCGGATAATTTTGTTTTCTCCACTTAAATAGAGGCTTTTAATTTTCTTTTGATTCACATCATAGGACGCATAGTCGACTACACCTGGACTACAAGGTGATTTTTGGTCGCAAGATGGAACCGTATCTGAGAAAGAAGGGTCTCCTACAGAATTTACGAAAGGATAGAGCTCAAGAATTTTTCCAGTGAAGTCTAATTTCACGTAGCACAGTTTTCCAGAAGCTCTATTTTTTAGCATAATGTAGAATGTGTGAGGATTTGAGAAGTCTAAAGGAAAAGAAAATCGCAATTCGAGAACAAGAAAAGGCACGTCCCCGAAGTTTAGAATAGCAAAGTTTGGGCAGATGAGATCTAGCTCATTTTGAATTTTTTTTAAGTCCATTGAAAAATATTAACGAGAATTTAAAAAAGAATTAAGGCTATTTCCATTGTAGGCCCAGTTCACTCAAAGGATTTTTTCCTTTTTAAAGGTAATTTAGAATAGAAAAATTTCTCTAGAGAACTAAAAGAAAGCATTCTGGTTCAAAAAACTAACTACTATGCACATCAATCAACAACCAACGTATAAACACAGACTTTATGAAAGCTATAGTGATCCTGAAAAGGCGTTTACTGTCGTTTTAGAAATGCTTGAGACTATAGATGACTTAGGCTACGAAGGATACATAGTAGGTGGAGCTGTACGGGATATGATTTTAGATGTCCCTTGTGATGATTATGATATTGTAACCAACCTTCCATTTGAGAAAATGAAAAAGCTCGGAGACATTTCGGGGCGTATTAGCCGAGATGGAAACGACATTCTTTTTATTAAAAGAGACGGCCTTCTTATTGATGTTAAAAGAATCTCTCCAAAGAAAACATTTGAAGAAGAACTCCTTTCACGGGATCTCACAATAAATGCAATGAGCTGGTCTCCTCTTACGAATAAAATGATCGATCCTCTTGGAGGCGAAGAAGACACAAAAAATCATATATTGCACTTTACTGAAGAGAGCTTAAAAAAAGTGAGCTCTGGAAAAAGCTTTATATTAGTACTAAGACTTATCCGGTTTCATTCAACACTCAGTTTTTCAATAAGCGAAGAGTCTATAAAAGCCTTATATAATTTTTCCAAGAAATGTAAACGGAAGTCGATAACGAACGGTCGATTTAAAAATAATTACAAAAAGCTGCTAGAAGGTCAGAGTGCTAAGTCTGCTCTTTATTTACTTAAAAGTTTAGACTTGTATGACTTTTGTAAACAAAAATGGGACGAACTAAAGGACACGGGAGATGAATAGAATGAAACGTAAAACAATTTTGAGAGAAGACACACATAGTCTTCATATTGAAGATAGCCTTCTTATGGGTAGACCTCATATTAGAAGAATGAATACTTTTTTCAAAAAACTCTTTTCAATAGTTGACGGCTCTATCGGAATAAATGACTCCAACCCTGCTCCTACTATTAAGTGGGACGGAGCACCGGCTATCATGATGTTTTCTCACACTGAAAAGTTTGGAGGGCCAGGGGTTTCTACAAAGTCTCTTTTCAACGCTAATCCAAAAGTATATCTCACTGAGGCCGACATTGAAAATGATAACCGCGGAGAAGAGCTTTCTAATAAACTTAAGTGGTCACTCAAGCTCGCACAATCTCAGATAATTCCGAAAGATCAAATATGGCATGGAGACCTTCTTTGGGTTCGAGGAGACCAACAAAGTTATACCGAAAATGGTGAGTCATTCATATATGTGCAGCCAAACACTCTCGTTTATGCTGCACCTTCCGATTCGGATCTAGGTAAAAAAATTAAGAAATCTGACATAGGAATCGTTTTTCATACTAGGTATTTAGATAAAGATGGACGATGGGTTCAATCTAACGATATTTCAATATCTGAGCTCCAGAATATACCTTCATGGGCATTTGTGATTGATGCAAAAATTCCAAATTTAGCTGGAAAAGTGAGCCTCTCTCATGAAGAATCTGCTGAGCTTAAAAATATGATGAGCGAGCTCGAATCTATTAGTGAAGCTATTTTAGACTATGACGCGTATGACGATTTCATTAAAAATGAAAGCTTTATCAATTTTTATATTATGACTTTACAAAATAAAAAAGTTGATAATGATGAGGCCATTATTCCGGAAAAATTCTGTGATGACTTATACGCGTGGATAGACCAACAACTGACGAAAGACCGAGAAAAGGCCAGCACCTTAAAGACGGAAAGAGGTCGTTCTCGACGACTTGATGTAATCCAGACTACCGAGAATGAGCTCATCTCTCTGGTGAGAGAAAATGAAAATCTTTTATTCGACATAGCTAAAGGATTGTCTTTGGCTTCTGAAATAAAAAATATTCTGATAGATCAAATGGAAAAAGCTAATGAATGGGTCACTCGAGTTGAAACGAGGTCTAGTGGCTTTAAGAATACGAAAGGAGAAGGCTTTGTGATTAGTGACATAGATGGAAATTTTGTAAAAATGGTTGATAGATCAACTTTTAGCTATTTTAATAGAAGCCCAGACGTAATTAAAGGATGGGATAGCGATAAAAGAAAAAGACATTTCCGAGAGAGTTTAGAAGATGACCGCATTGATGATGAATTTGATCTACATGAAGAAGACAATGTAGCAGACTTTCTTGATGAGCTTAAGAATGATTCATTGTCTGAGCTAGGTGATGACTTAGGTGATGACTTAGGTGATGACTTAGGTGATGACTTAGAAGATGAGCTTAAGAATGATTCATTGTCTGAGTTAGCCGACATTGATGAAAAAACCAAAGACAAAAGAGAAGATTTGCAAAGATACTATGACTTTTTTAAAGACATTGGCTTTTTGGAAAAGCTTGAAGATACTTTATCCAGAAAGATCACTAAATTTAAAAATAATGTTATTCCTTCAAATGGGGAAGGGAAAGACTTTAGCTTAAAAGATGCCATGGGAAGAATAGACATGATGTCACCCCGTTTAAAAGATCCCATTTTTAAGCTAAATGGTTCTAGAGAGTTCTTTAGTATGTCTGGTAAAAGAATTGAATACATGTATTTAAATAAAATGATTGACCCGGGCCTTCAACTCATAGAAGAGCTTTGTGATTTCTTAGGATTTACACCTGGCCGAGAATCTTCAGAAGGAAAAATTCCTGGGCTCTCTTATAAGACAACTGGAACTAGAACTGAGAAGGTTCATACCTTTACCTTTACAGAAAACTTTAAGTCGATGAGTAAAGGAAACGCTTTTAAATTTAGATACTCTGGAGAACTTTTTTATAAAGCCGGCGGCGAAAAAAATAGAGGCGAGATGTTTGAAAACATATTAGCCATTTTATTAGCAGAGCTTTTTGATGCAGAGCTAAACGTTGAAGGACGCGGACCGACTAGCACACCCGGCTTTATAGGTCGCTCAAAGATTGAAGATCTTAAAAAGAGTTATTTCCCAGAAGCTTTAATGTTTATTGGCTTAAAAGCAGAAGAAGGAAATAAGTTTTTTTCTTCAGATGACTTAAAAAGAAATACGCAAACGGGATACTACGAGCTCACTTCATTATTTGAGTATAAAGTTAAGAAATTTTGTAAAGACGTGATAGTTAAAGAAATTGGTGAAGACGTTGTAAGTGTATCTCAAATAGGTGCCAATGAAACTAAAAGAGGTATTAAGTGGGACAGTGATGATCTTTTACCCCAGATAGATGGTCTAGAGATGAGTACGTCTTCTCCTTTAGGAAAATCATTACAAGAAGGAATTGCTGACCTGGCTTTTGAAACAGAATCTGGGAAAAAAGTTTATGCAAGTGTAAAATCAGGTTCAACTATTAACTTTGCAGGCTTTGGAATGGGTAAGCTATCCCTAGATGAAAAATTAAAAGAAAATAAGATTGAAGTCACAAATGCTGGAAGATTTTTTGGACACTTTTTTGGAAAAAATAAGGAGCTAGCTCAAGAAGTAGCGGCTGCCTACTTTGGAGAAATTAAACCTTTCAAAAGGCTCGTGCCTATAAAAAACTTACAGACTGGATACGTACAAGAATTTCTAGCAAGGTCTGTCGGAAATGGCCCCGATCTTTTCGTTATTCACTATCACGGTGGCTTCAGCACGAAACATATGACCAAAGATAATCTATCAAAATATTGCGAAAAATATTTTTCGCGTGATTCTTCCGTTTTAATTGACGTTAAGAAAAAAGGACATTGTGAAATTAAACTCTACACCCGAGAAGATGACAATCAGTATATACAAGAAGAGCCGCCAGGTGCACACTTAGGAAAAATTACTTTTGAGCTTAAAAGTGAAGGTGCCCGATTGGGTGTTAGATCTTCTAAAAACACGATAGTTAATGACATAATTAATGAAAGTTTTTTAAGAAAGCAACACTATCGCCGAAGACTTTCTGAAAACAAAAAGCAAAACTCGGCTGTAGTTTGTTTTGGAAGGTTTAATCCACCAACCATTGGTCACGTTAAGCTCATTAGACAAATGTGGGATCTTTCTCAAGAAATTTCTGCAGACTGTAAAGTATTTTTATCTAGCTCATACGATGGACTTTCTTCTAAAAGACGGGCAAAGTCCTTTCCTAGAAACCCTCTTGATCCAGAATTGAAAAAGTCTTATCTTATTGAAGCTCTCGAGAATAATGGTCTTTCTAATGTTGAAGTTAATGTCTTATATAAAAGCAACTTATATTCTATGCTGCACGATATCTATGAACAAGGCTATAATGAATGTTATTTGTTCGGTGGTGAAGATCGGGTAGCAGCATTTGAAGAGGCTATAAACTATAATGGAAGTAGCAAACTTCGTCCAGAACATTTCTACAACTTCGACATAATAGATATTATGGATGCTGGGAAACGAAACGAACTTAGTGATGATATAGAAGAAACGGCGTCCGCTTCATTAGTGAGAAAGCTCGTTATAGAAAATGACTTTGAGACTTTCAAAAAATATGTGGTTGGCTCTGAAGCTACTAAAGCAGAGCTATTTCAAGATCTAGAAGATGAGCTTCTTGGAAACGAATAGAGAGAGGACTAATCTGAGCGAAAAATCATATGAGAGAAGAAGCAGCTCTGATCCTGAATGGGCAGAACTAAAAAGAAAAGTGGATGCTAGAGATAAGAGATGTTGTCAATTTGAAAAATGTCTCTCTGCGAAAGAATTTTATATGCTAAAAAAAGGCACACCACTTAGTGTGGACAGGGCACATATCTTCTCGGCCGCTCATTTCCCTGATCTTATCTATGAGCCAAAAAATGTAATAACTTTAAAAAGATATATACACAGACGAATGGACGACTATGAAAGCCCTCTTAATGGAAGACCTTTAGGTGTTAATGAGCACTTTTATTGGTGGTACCGGATTCTAATGAAAAGACCTATTGAATATGACTCTAACGCAGACTACGAACTAGAACTAAGAAAAATCATCTGGCCAAAGGACATTATCTAACTAACTATTCATGGCAGGAATAGACTTAACAGCAGCTTCAATTAATGACGGTGTAGGGCAAATTACGGGGAGAATTGACTCTCTCCAACAGTCTAACACTTCTGGCTTAAAACAAGTTTCTGACGGTATTTCTCAAGTATCTAAAGAGCTTTTAAAAACGGAAGTTGATGGCCTTCCTCAATTTATTAAAGATATTCTTAGCCTAGTGTCTCAAACAACTGAAGGCTTAGAAGATATTAGAGATGCTCTTTTTATAGAACAACGCGATGAGAGCTCTTCTGGAGCAAATGTTCCAGGACAATCAGACTTTACAGACAAAGACTTATCAAAATTACCCGCGAAATATTCCGCAGGGAGCTTGTATATTGGATCCCAATTAAAAGAACTTTTTGGAGAAAAATCATTTTTATACCAAGCCGCCGGAAGCATAGGATTAGGCGTACATAAAATCTATAAGCTTCTAGAAGGCCACTTTGGTAAAGCGGATAAAATTAAACGAATCGGTGCGGATGCGGGGTCAGCTGTAGTTCCAAAACCTGCAGGTTTATCAGCACCTGAAAGCGCAACGGATAAAACGGACACAGATAAACTTAAAAAAATGAATCCTCTTTCCGAAATGCTTTCTTCAATAATTGATAAAATTACGGGTATTTTCTCAGGTTCTAAAATACAAAAGCAGATAGAAACCTCTAATAAAGTTCTTAAACCTTTTACCGAATTTACATCTTCACTAAGAAAAATTGTTAGCGATTTGATGTCTTTTTCTGTGCTGTTTACTGTCGTCGGGCTCATATCTAAGAAGGTTAGCTCACAAGTAGATAATATAAAAGGCCTCTTAATTAATCTTGTAAACATGATTAGAGATAAAGAATTAAATGTGACTAAGAAAGACATAAACAAGACGAAAAATGTAGTCGACTTTGTGTCAAGCCTCGCACCTATTTTTACATCTTTGCTCACGGCTATGAAAAGTGCACTTATTGCTGGAATGATTGCAGTACCAGCTTCAGTTGCGCTCATTATGACAATCCCATTTATGTGGGTGTCTAGTAAAGTTATGACATTTGCATCTAACATGTTTGGAGGAGACCGAGACTTTGAGGCGATCGCAGAAAACACCACGAACATGTCTTTATTTTTCCAAGGTCTTTTAAAAGCAGAATTAGCTGCAATAAGCGCAGGGCTATTAGCTATCCCGGCTGCAGTATCTTTGATTGCGGTGCTGGCTTTCATCTTTGTATATTCTAAACTTGGGAAATTTTTAGATGAGCCTTTTATAGAACAAATTAAAAATGTCAAAACGGCTTCAACACATATACTTATAACGATGGCTTCACTCGCACTAACCTTTTTTATAATGAGAACGATGCTAGATCCGAGACAAGTTGTAGGCCCAGCACTTCTCGCTCTCATAAGTGTTATAGCATTATTTGGTGTGTTCTGGGTTTTAGGCGAAGTAGCGGGTAAGCTAAGTAAAGGTCTAGGAAAACTTACGATAGCTTCTTTGCTCATATTTTCTTCGATGGCATTACTTTATTTTTCTCTCGTCTTTGTAGTTAAAATCTCAAAGTTTGTTAGTGAACACTTTAGCTTAAAAGGTGCAGGCTCTTCTATTTTGATTTTACTTGGCGTATTTGCCACCTTCGCTCTATTAGGTTTTGGGGCGTCTTATATTCTTCCATTTTTAGGGATCTTAGCAGCAGCTTCATTAGCAATTATGGCATCAACCTTAATGCTCTATGTATCACTTATATTTGTAGTCAAAATAGCCGACTTTGTGAAACAGCACTTTGTAGAAGGGGATTCTGCATCAGGGGCAGGAACTGCTTTTGGTGTTATACTTTTAGTCATGTTTGGATTTGCTGGTCTTGGAATAGCTTCATTATTAGCACTCCCGTTTATAGCATCTCTTCTTATTGTGTCAGCTTCTATTATGATAAGCTCTATCTTTCTATTCGCATCTCTCATTTTTGTTAACAAAATAGCAGACTTCGTTAAGACTAAAATGCTCTCGGATAAAGGCACCGGTGATATAGCAGGATCTCTTGGAGTTCTCGCAATTGTCATATCTGGATTTATTCCACTTGGAATCATTTCATTGTTTGCTTTAGCCGGCACTGCTAGCCTCATTGCTTTTTCAATATTAGCTGCTACATCTACTGCATTACTAGGCGCTGCTTTAGAAAATATTCAGAAAACGATTGAGCTTTCTGAAACACTAGACATGACATCAGTGAAGAATGTGATAAAATCTGTTGGAGACTTAGGACGAACAGCAAAGGAAAACTCAAAAGACCTAAAAAGTCTTAAGTCATTTGGAAAAGAAGTTAAAGGATTCTTAAAAAACATTTCTGGAATTTCGAGCGGGCTTTCAGAGTCGACTAAAGTTCTTTCTGAAAGTGAGTCTATTCGGACTTCAATTCAAAACAATATTGCTCAACCGTTGATAAATTTAGAAGGACCTAAAAAGGTTGTAGATGGCTTAACTTCAAGTGTTAAAAATCTTAATGAAGCTTTAACAGCTCTTTCAAAAGAAAATAAAGACACTTTACAGTCTATAGGACAAATTGGAAAAGACGGCGCCGCGGTACAAAATAAATCTCTTTTCGGCGTCGCACAAAGTTCAAAAAGATCGACCATTCAAATAGAACAAGATGAAAAAGTTAAAAAATTAGAAGAACTTTTAGCTAAGATCGAAAAAAATACGAAGTCTATTGATAATAAAACGGAGGCTTCTGCTCCGAAGAGCTGGTCGAGCATGATTAAAGGATTTTTTGGAGGATGAGGATAGATGGCAATAGCACCAATTAATTATTCGACTTTATACAATAACGCACGCCGTCAACCTGAAAACATTACACAGCCTCAGGACTTGACACATGCTAAACAGAAAGATTTAAAACTCTATCAATCAGACTCCGCAAGAGAAGACTTTAAGAAAAATGCCACAATTATCAATCCACTAAACGAGTCTCTTCAAAACCCGGACGGCATTGGGTATGATCAATCTGACCATGTATACGAATTTATAAATAAGTTTAAAATTTGTGAAATTGCAGTTGGATCTCTTGGAAAAAGAAGAAAGCTTTTAACTGATGATGCGTGGGGAAAATGGAGAAGCGGCGGGTCTAACCAAGCAAATATTGACGTGCACCCTAACGTTTTGTTGTTTCCATCTGAGAAATCTTTTCAATTTGGCTATAGTCATGAATATGCGAAAGCTTGGGAAAAACTATCTGGTGATGGAATGCTTAGTAAGTTTTCTCAGCTTGCTGAAGGCCTTCGTTCAGCTCAGGCAATATTTGGGACTGGCGGAAAATCTAATTCTCAAAGTTTTGGTGGAAAATTCGTTCCAATTTATAAAGAAGCGCCAGCATGGGAAAGATCTACACCATTGAAGCTGTCTTCAAGCTTAAAATTCGAATTCAAGTTTGGACAGGCTGGATTATTTTCTGGTGAGCATGAGGTTGTCAGGCCGATTCTAGCACTAGCTTCACTATTTGCTCCAGTCTCAGATGGAACAAAGGAGGCTTATGTGAGAGGACCAGCGCCTACAGCACCAACTTTTCTGATGAGCTTAATGGCTGCTACTGGTGGCAAGGCATCTAATTTAACCGAAGATGATGAAAAAGCAGTAGATAAAGTAATGGCTGGTACGAACACAGAAGCCTCATCTGACTTAATAGCACGTATAACTGCACTAGAACAGTCATTAATAGATCTTCAAACGAAAGCAATTCAAAACGCTTATGATCAATGTTCGAGAGGCCTTTATATTCGAATGGGGAGAATGAGCTGGGGCCCATGTATTGTGAAAGATATAAACTGGGAGTTCGATTTTGAAAACGTTGACGAGTATGGATTCCCAGCCGCTGGGTCTATTACGTTTAGCGGACTTGAAGCACCTGTCATGCCACGTGTTGATGAAATATCTCAAGTATTTGATGTGAGTGTTGCTCCACCGGCTTCTTCAGGTTCATCTTCATCACCTAATATTGGAAAAAATAACTCTTTCACTTATTAGTGCAGCGAATCTTCATACAGTGGTTTCAAATCGGACACATACGTCATTGTGAGAATATCTTTGTCCACGCATTTTAGAATAGCTATAGTACCGTACACTTCTTCAACTTCAAACAACTCATTTCCTTTTTTAAAAATACACGGACATCTTAAAAGAGGACTGTGCTTTAAGTAAGACTTATACAAGTAATAAGAAGGCTTTGAAAGGTTCTCAATATAGACTATCATGCCTGGACAAATTTTAGTATGCACGTCTCTTTTTCTTGTTTACTAGAAGGTTTTCTAACATAAAGTCGTCAATTTCTTGATGTAAGTCTTCTTCTGAGGTGATGTCTTCTACACTGTCCATAAAAAAGTCGAAGTCATCTCCAAAAGCTATTTGTAAGTCTTGCTCATCGTATCCAAATTCTTCTTCTAAATAATTTAAAGCTATGCTCCGCATAGACTGAGCATATTCCTGCTGTCGCGCTGCGACAGGCTTATAAATTGTTTCATCCATTACCTTTTCTCCTATGAGGGAAGATTAACCGGCGGTAGCCAGTGAACTAATGCTAAGCTAAAGACTTAGCACCTTCTTTGTTTTCGCTTCATAGACTTAACTTACTAAATCAGACTAAGCTGAAGTAGCAGAGGCTAATCCCCATATTATTGGGAATCATGTCGATTGGCAGGGGACTTTCGGCCTTGCCTTCAATAATGTCCGATACCTTTGCGTAGTAGCTTTTCATTTTCTAACCTCAAATATGTAATACATTAAAATTTGTTAATTGTCAAATATTCATAACCAGAAATTAGCCAATTAATATAAATTTCATATTGTTCCATTTTCCCGTACCATCCACAAGCATAAGGATTATTACATTCTATTAAAACTAATTCACCAGATTTTAAAAACCCAACATCAACTGTTCCACACCAATTATTTGGTATTAAACTTTGAACTTGACTTATATATTTATTATCTAATTTTTGATCTTCAATTTCTAACTCTGAATACCAACCACAAAAAACTATTTTTCCATTTTCAACATATAGTCTCCACTCTCCAATTGAGTGATCTATATCAATTAATGTTGACACCATATAAGGTGGTTTTTTGCTTCCACTATAACTACCTTTTGTAATAACTGCTTTAAATCGTTTATTTTTATCTGCTGGTTTTACAAAAAATCCTTTATCGAGAAAAATCTTTTTTGATTCAGAGTGAAAAATTGTTCTATGCCACAATGATTTTGTCCACTCTGGATAGTAATCTGGTTTAACAACTCTACCAAGAAAATGTTCTACAAAATTAATATTTCCAACTGGTGTTTCATCTTCTTGAATAATATATTTTTCATCAACAAATTTAACTTTATAATTTGATGGTTCTAATATTTGAGAAAGTGCTATTGTTGATCTTTCAAAATCATGTTCGTGTTTATTAACAATTAATTTTTTCATTCCATAGATTCTTTAAATATTTTTCCAAATGAAAGTGTTTGAAATATGTGACACTGTGCTCAGCTAAAGACTGAGCACCTTCCCAGTTTATCATCATTCGACAAATGACTGGGACGTTTCCTGCTTCACAGCACTGCTTGGTGCTCCACAGGCATTTTTAATTTCGGCAGTGTCCTCGCCTACTAGGCCCTTTCTAGAACTATTCCACTTGTGTAGAATATTTAGGGCTGCATTTATGTCTCTGTCGTGCTCTGCGCCACAGTTAGGACATTTCCATTTGTTTACACCTAAAACAACTTCTGAGTTTATGAAACCACAATAGTGGTTGACAGCGTTCAACCTATACCATCAATCGTAATCCATTTTTGAGCGACAATCATGTCAGCCATTGCCACTATCCACTGCTCAATCGTTTCTGGAGTAGTACCACACTTTTCTCCCGTCTTAGGATTCGTGTCCCATCTGCTCATGTGCGATGCGACGCAATCGGCTATCCGGTTTAATTTCTTAGAAATTTCTTCATTTTCATTTTTTGCTCTTTCCCGTATCTTTTCGGCCATAAGAATAGGGTGCTCATAGTGAACCCATTTCTGTCCAGGGTATGTGTATTTGCAACAATCATGAAGCATTGCAGCGATGTATGGAACATCCCAGTCTTCTCCATCATATGCTGGCATTTGTTTCATGAAAGTTTCAGCTACAACACAAACGGCTTTCGAATGCCTCACAAGACCACCTTCTCCTAGAGACCACTCTGGATGATATTTTCCTGTAGAACTTGTTGGCGCTGTCGCCGTTTTATCTGAGCATTCTGTGAGCAACTCTTTGGTGATATTTCTAAGATCATCGTTCTTAATTTTTTTTAGTTCGTCTTCAAATGCTTTAAGTAGTTTTCTTCCCATAGTTTCCTCTTTCTTAGACTTTGTGAGTTGGACAGGCCCTGCCAGATTTTTCGAGCATACCTCTCCAATTATCAAGACCAGTTGACCAAAGCTTCTTAAAGCTAGCGTCCTCTTTAAGAAGGTCGTATTCTAGCGCGGCAACCTCATTGAAAGAACATGGATAGAACTTTCCGTGAGTATTTACATATGCACTGAAAAGTCCGCTTTCACATGGCTCAATAAGCTGTATCAATTGCTCAAGTTTTTCATCCGAAATACTTCCTTCTTTATTTAACTTTTCAGCAGCTCTTTGAAACTTCAAAGCTGAGCAGCTGTCAAATCCGAGACCAATATCTTTTTCAAATGAAAGCTCTACCAAGTGTTTGAATTTCTTTTCGGATAAGATATTAAATCCTTTTTTAGCTCGTCCACATTGCTTTAATCCGAGTAAAACGACAGCATTGAGGCCCGCATATCGTGGGTCTTCTTTTACAAGCCTGAAAAGTTCGAGGCAGTCATCATAAGTCTCTTCAGCTATCATGAAGTGAATATTCACTTGTCTCAAAGTTGCGCTTTTTGATTTACTATATTTTACTAATTTTTCAATAGTGTCCGCTAAAACTTCAAAACCGGCATCAACCTTTCCATACGGAGTATCTATGAGACCTTTTCCAAGATGTGCACTGACTGCGACTCCGCCAAAGTTATTTGCAATTTTTTCGGCCGTTTCATCATCTAACTGAGCAACTGTACCGTTCGGAACAATATGATTTTCTCGTAAGAAAGTACACATGTCCCAAAGATCCGGATTTTCTTTTCCAGACGCGCCAAGGCCAAAAGCAACTTGTGTTAGCTGTTGATTAAAATTAACTTGATCTATTACTTTTTTAAAAATATCGAGACTCATATTGTCACCAACATTCGTATTCGATTTGTAACAATACGCACAAAGCTTTCCGTTAATGCCATCACAAATGGTCGTAATTTCGATGTCAGCTATCTCTGGCCCATAAGGACTTTTTCCAGGGTCTTCTTCTTGGTTGGCACCCCATCTTGCAAAGAAGCCTGTGTCTAGGTCGAACGCATAATTATAGTTGTCCGATTTGAAATATTTTTTACGTTTTTTCACACCAACCTTAAAAACCTGGTCTGATTTCAAAATTTGCATATTGTTTCCTCTATTCGTTGAGTGGAGCAAGATTCACTCCACTCATTTCGTTTCATTTTCCTAAGTGGCTCCAGAAGACTTTTTCGCTGTCTGCGTCAAGCATTCCATAAACGACCTCTTCTACAACATCCATGCTCAATATCTGGTTCTCAGAAAGATCGGCGTCTGCACCACATCTCGCTAAAAACGCATTAACTTTTTTTCTAGCATAGAGCTCATCGCCATAGCTTTTGAAAGTTTCATATGCTGCATTCATCACGTCTAAGGCACGAACGCCGTTCTCGTCTTTGTTAGCTCCCACCATTTTTTTATGCTCACTAATGAATTGCTCGAGCTTTTCTAAAGGAAAATAGACAGATGAATATCCACTGTCTGTCTCCCAAATGATTTCGACGTCACCTTGTTCGATAATTATTTCAAAATCAGATTCTTTCAAATAAGATATTGACGTTTTCCCAAAGTCTTCATGTCTAATTTCTGGCATTAATTGCCTCCTTTTTCAAATTCTTTTTTGTTTATATTCAACCCATTTTTTAAAGTAACTTCATTCCATGGGGCGTCTTTGTGAAGTTTTCTCATACAATAATTTCACCTTTAACATTGCAAACTTTTCTTACATCTTTAACTTTAAATTTAGTTTTATTGTTTTTACAATTAAAATTACCACCAACTTTTTGAGGAGCTCCCTCAAGAGATGTTAAATTATTATTGTGACAATAAAAATTACCACCAACTTTTTGAGGAGCTCCCTCAAGAGATGTTAAATTATTATTAGCACAACGAAAATTACCACCAACTTTTTGAGTAGCCTCTTCAAGTGAAGTTAAATTATTATCAGAACAATCAAAATCACCACCAACTTCTTTTGGAGCTCCCTCAAGCGAAGTTAAATTATTATTGTGACAATAAAAACTACCACCAACTTTTTGAGGAGCTCCCTCAAGAGATGTTAAATTATTATTGGTGCAATCGAAAAGTTCCCATACTTCTTCAGGAGCACCCTTAAGGGATGTTAGATTGTTATTATTGCACCAGAAAGTTCTTTCCACTTCTCTAGGAGATCCTTCAAGGGATGTTAAATTGTTATCAGTGCACCAGAAATTTCCTTCTACTTTTCCAAACTTAAATGGCAATTTAGTTAAGTTTTCATTAGAAATATAAACATCACCTTTAACATTTAGAAATCCATTTGAATCAAAATCGTAATTATTAATTCTAAAATCTTCAGGTTTTATTATCAAATCAGGAATAAACCTATTTTTAACTTTTGCAACTTTTTTCAAATAATCTAAATTTAGTTCAACTTTCTCCCAATTTCTTCCTTCATCTAACGTGTATGAAAGTGGCATAATTAATTTTGTGTTGTAAGAGACTAAAACTTTTCCATCTGTTGAACCTGTAAAAATTATTCCTTCGCAAAGTTTTTTAAAGTTTGGTATATTTTTTGTACACCACAAAGCTATATCAGAAGTAAATTTACTATAATAAGCTTTTTTAAAACTAAATTTTGAATAATCCATTTTAAAAAATTCAAATTGAGCTTTTAAAAATTCATTTTTTGATGGACTGTTTAATTTTTTAAAATTTGGTGATTTTTTAAATTCTTCATAATCAAAAATAAAAAAAGTTTGTATAGGGCAAGCAAATTTTACAATAATTGGTCCATAGGTTGTTTCCATATTTGCTCTAAGTTGACTTTCGAGTTCGTATGTTGAATAAAACCCGCTTCCATACATAGCTCCGTCGCCAGGCTTAAACCCAGAATCAAAAACTTTATTAACCAAATCCGAAACGGAAGTTCTGTGAAAAACAGTTGCCATGTTTCCGTAAATTGCTTCTTTAAGTACTACCATAAGTCTATTGGCATTAATTGCCTCCTTTTTCAAATTTTCATGTTTTTCAATGAATTCTTTTAAGTCTTCTAAAAGAAATTCCACGCTTCTTGTCCTATATTTTGATCGTATTTCTGGAGGCATCTCATAAGTGAAAATAACCAGATCACCATCCAATTCAATTGTGACTGGGCTAAAAAAATTATAATAAGATTGACCTGCCCGTTGTTCATAATTTTTGATGAAATTTTTCACCTCTGAAAGAGGGTAAACAACTCCATCGTACTTATTTAAGATATCACTAAAGTATCCTAAATCCCAAACTATTTCTAGTTCTTCTTCTTCGCCTAAATAAAGTGATAATTCTCCAAAAAGTAATCCTGAAGAAGGCCCATCTTCAAAATTGTCATGAAATATTTTCATTTCTTGTTCCATTAGTAGTCTCCTTTTAGAATTAGTCTTCATAGATGTCTTTAGCACAATCTACACAAATGATTTCGCCACCGCAAATAGCGTAAGGATGATGAATACATATTTGCCTGTTGCAACAGTAGCATGTGATTGTCTCAACTTCTTCTCGTTTTTTGTCTTCACAATTCCTACAAAGATGCCAATTCATATTTAAATCTCCTCTTTTTTAATCTATGTGATTTTCAACGTAAAGTCGGTCTGGATCGAATCTATTAAGCAAGATGTTTTTACCACGGATGAAAAGCATGTCTTGATTAGGATCATTTTTCACCCTGAACTCCTCGTACAAAGGGCTGTATAAGTCCGGCTGAACTTCAAGACTTTCTTGAGTTCCACCTATCACTTTGTTTTTGAGCTTGCGAAGCACCACCGTTTTTGGTGATGTCGAAACAACCTTGTAGAAGCCCCATAAGGTCATTGAATAACCCCAGCTGCCTGCCAAAATTTCACCTTTTTTAACGTCCATAGCTTTTCCTCCATTCATATGATATATAAGAACCTGAGAAAAGATGTTCAAAAATGCAAAAAGCTTTTTAGCGAAGGGAGCTCGCAAGATCTAAGTCATCATCAAAAAGATCTGCTTCAGATGGCTCAAATAGAACTTCCTTGTTTTCCGGCATCTTAATAAAAAAGCCAAAGTCGTACACTTTTTTGATGATTTCGTCTCTCGGTTTCTCAGAGAGCTCGAGCATTTCAGAATGAGAAAGTTTCTTTTTTAGAAAGAGCCATCTTGCAATCGAGAAATTTGTCGTCTTGTCCGAAATGTAGATTGTGTCCATTTGAAATAGATTAACGAGAATTTTGAAAAAGAATTAAGGCTATTTCCATCGTAAGCCAGTTCACTCAAAGGATTTTTTCCTTTTTAAAGGTAATCTAGAATAGAAAAATAATTGAAGAGAACTGGTCTCATTCTAACTAACTCTAAAAGGAATTGGACAAATCGATTATGGTCGGTTGGTTCACTAATGCAAATTGAGACAGCATGAAATTTTGAGAACAATTTAGGAGGTTATTTTGGCATCATACGATAATTTACCGGTGCTTGCTGAGGAGCTTGAGGAGCAGTTAAATGAGGCAAATGAGCATGTGAGCTATTTCAGAGAACGGGCCCAAGACCTTGAAGACTTAGCATCTGACTTTTTAGAGGTGTCTGAACGGTCTATTCAAAGGCTTCTAGATGATTTAGAATTAGATCTAAAGTCATCTACACTTGATGAAGCTATGATAAGTGTAATTCGCGGCATGAACATCGTCAATGACAGCTTTCATGCTTTGTGGTCAGACCTTTCTGACCTACGTTGGGATGTGAACAAAGCTATCAATAGGTTCAAGGACTTGTTGGATAAGCACAATTTAGGATAACTAATAGGAGAAAAAAAATGAGATACCCTTTAATAGATCCAAGAGAAAGTTATAGAAAACCTGACGACAGAGCTGTTTATGTTTTTTCACAATACTTTTATGAACTTGAAAGAATCACCCAAAAACTCATGACTTCATTAAACAACCTGGATCTTCCAGAAGATTCTTATGAGCTAATAAAGGACAGTGAATTCCTTCCACTAATAGTCGACCTCTGGGAGTATTTTGATAAAAACGACTCAGCAAAGGTTGTTAGAGAGATTAGAAAATCTGGTGGTTTATGAGGTTAGATGTGTGGAAAAAAAACGTATATATCTTATTATTTTTTGTATTATTATTGGTGTCGCCTCTTTTAGTTTCGGGCGATTCGTTCGATTTAATAGAAGTGACAGAACTATTTTTACAGAACATAAACGAACCATCGAGCAACTTGAATCAAGATTTTCCGATATTAGCTCAAGAAACGAAGAGCTTGAAATTGAACTTGAATCCGCAAGAAGCCGGGCATTTAAGCTCGAAGGAAATATCTACAGAGCTCTCGAGATTGCTCAATCAACAAGAGACCTCCATTCAGAGCTTAAAAGAGAAATGGAATCAACTGGAGATATTTTCGAAGACCTTGAGCGACAACAACGAGCAATTAGAAGCTATGTTGCAGAGCTCCAAGGCCGAATTGAATGCCTTGAGTCAGAACTTGGAAAACGCTAAAAAAGCTTTAGAGTCAAATAAAGAAGATACATCATTTGCTATTCAGGAAATTGCCGAATTATTTAATCAAACAGTTCAATTAGAAAAAGACATCGACTTTCTAAAAGAAAAAATTAACTATTTAGAAAACAAAAATAAGTCTTCTACGATAGCCGGGCTTTTATTTGGGGCTGGCATTGGAGCAGGCATCACTTTAGGTATTATAGGAATAGTCAATTCCATTGAAAGCCAGTCTGTTGATAACTTAGTTCCTGTGGGATTTGGTCTTTCAGGGGGACTTTCTGTAGTCTACTTCTGTGGAAAGTTTTTGATTAAGCTTTGGTGAAGCCACTAATTTTGAAATGTTCCTAGGCAAAAAATGCTCAGTCTTTAGCTGAGCATATTTCTTGCCGGGAAATTTTGAAAGCGGGGGATTCCCCCGCTACCGCCGAGCATCGATGATTATTTTTTCATTTTTTTGAAATAGTTTATCTGATCCTCAAGATCACTTATTACGTCCTCTAAAAATTCAGGATCACAAATAGCTTCAACAGCATCACCCTCCCACATGGCGCCATATAGACCAGGAACCAAGTCACCTTCTTCAAAATATTGTTTGATGTCTTCTGGAGACGTGGACAACTCCCCCTCAAGCGACAAAAGGACGATGTCGCCCTTTCTTTTTAAGTTATCAAAAATCTCAATCAAACCATCTGCCGATTCTACCTTGACGATTTCCGTGTAGCGGTCGATATCGAAATTCGAATTAATGTACCCTAAATGCATATTTTCCTCCTTTAGTTTTTCCCATTCATATGGAATATAAGAACTTAAGATCTTTTGTTCATTAATGAACATGCAATTGCTTTATTGTGAGAAGCAGGCCTATTAGAAGCATACTTCTTAATACTTTCATTTCGCCTCTCTATTATTGAGGCATCTAATTTTTTCATAGACCTCGAAATTTTGTTCTTAATTTCTTGTGCCTTTTTTTCACCATAACGGGCTTCGTAGGTTGACGCTCTCGCATTTTTCAATTTCTTTTTTTCAGAAATTTCATATTCTGCCTTAAACGTTTTTTGCAAAGTCCGATAAGGCTTCAAAACTTTATAAGCCTCGGCAAAACAAAACTGAGATTCGTAAAGTTGTCCTTTCATCTCAAATTCTTTTGCTAGCAAAAAATAAAATTTAAAAGCTAAAGAAATAGGAGCTGTCACCTTTTTTGAGTCGTCTAAAGATGTGACTTCACATTTTGGTGGACTATATATATTAGTAGTTTCTATTCCCAGGGATGTATATAACGTAGTGAAGTTTTCCTTTTCTAAGAAGCTGAAAAGCTCTGAAGATGTCTTAGCACTCTCTGCCTCATAGAATTCTGAAATGAAAGAAGTATCTAAAATCATGTTAGTTAGTTAGTCTCGTTTTAGAAAAATAATTTTTACTTGTTGGAAGTTCTAATTAAAAAGGAGATTATTATGGCTTATAATACGAACAAAACGACTGCGCCTATCAGAGGCTTAGTGAACTCAGGAGCAGACCTCTTGACTCACATGTATGATGTTAAAATTTATTTTCCATCTGCTAACGGGCAACCTGACAACGACCCTTTCCAATCCTACCCGATAACTGTTCGAGCAGAAGGCTTCGACATTCCAGACGTAAGTGTTGGAACTTATGAAATTAAATACCACGGTATTTCTATAAAAAGACCCAATGCAACTTTAGACTTGGAAAGAACATTTAGTATAACTTTCAGAGAAGATGCTGCCTTCGATTTAAGAAGAAGATTTTCAGCATGGCTTGCAGCTGTGGGAGACCCTGTTACTGGAGGTGTTTCAAATGCAGCAGCTTATTTCGGAAAAGTAGAAGTGGGCACAGTTGGAGGTGCTTATTTTGCAACTTCAATGAACTCACCAAATGGAGCAGGAAAAGGTTCTTCTGCCGGAGCTAATGACATTCAAGATGCATATGGCCACTTAACAACCAGATCAGATATGAATCCGCTAGCGCTTTGGACTTTTCATAATGTGTGGGTATCAAAAGTTTCTGGAATACAATTTAAAACTGATGGCGGCGGAGATGCAAATACGTTCACAGTAGAATTTAATTATATGGACGCCGACTTCCCACAATTTGGTGGAAATGACTTAGACTTAGGAAATACACCTTCTTGGGCATCACCAACAGAATGGACTAATAAATTAGACTAAAAAGGAAGCCCTAGATGGAAAATGAAGACATACTTTTGAGGCTCAAAGAAATAATCGAGATCCTTGAGCAAGGGAATAGAGGCCAAGCTGAGTGTGAAATTGCTGACCTCTATGACGAGATCACGGAAAGCTATGATGATTTAGACGACATCGATAAAGATGAAGATGATGAAGATCTTGCAGAATCGAATTGCTATTAAATTTGCTAAGTCTAAAAGGAAAAACTAACTACTATGAAAGACAAAGAAAATTTAAATTTGATTTATGAAACGGTGTATGATGACTCATATCCTAGACCGAAAAAGTTTCTTCATAAATATGATAGACTTACAGATTCTATTGGCGAAGACTATGAAGCTCTCGAATATGAAGCTCAAGAATTTTTCGATAACTTCCCAGACTTAGCATATGATTTAACTTCAGGAATTTTTGATGCTTACGGAGATTTGCGCAATGCAGAAGATTTTCGTCAAATCAAGCTCGACGCTACAGACTTCATAATGAGTGCAGATGAAGTTGATACAGCAACAGCCCGTGAAATAATATCGGTACTTGATTACGTTATCAGCTTCTACTATGATGATTGGAGGTTTGTCAATCCTCAAACCGCACTCTTTGAAGAAACGTGCTGTACTGGAGACGGCGGAAGCTCTTCTATTGAAGCTACCACGCCGGAAAATACTTTGGAGGTTATACTTAATGAACAACCGCTCAATTAAAGAACGAATAGACTTACGAAAAAAACTAAATGAGAGACTTGCTGAGTCTATTCAAAATAATACTTTAAAAGAAGAACTAGAAAATAAAGATAGTCCTAGTAATATTATGAGGTATGAGCTACAGCAGTTTGACACTGAGAATCCGAAAGGTACCCCTGAAGAATATAAAGGGTACAATTATGAACAGTGGCGCATGGAGATGAACAGTGCTAAGAGAGCTTCTCGAATAACCCAGGAAGAGGCAGATCGTCGACGCATTTTTTCATCTCCTCGGACAACAAAAAGACCTTTAAGAACCGTGGACGGCCAGGAAGATGAATTCTTGTATGACTACGTCTTGGTGAAGTCTAACAAAGATGAAGACGCGCTCGGATCACGTGTTCGAGAGTTTTTGCAGAGGAGCTAATGAAAAATTATTCTATCTTAGACGATGGCAGGATTTTATTCAATGTAAGTGCTGGCTTTGAAAACTATAGCCAGCGCAATAATGAATTTAAGTGGTCTCATCCAAAGAATCCAAAACTCAAAATGGATGCGCTTTCAATGTGCAATGTTACGAGCATAGTAATGGCCTTAGATTACTTAGGGTGGAAATTCCCAGAGGGTGATTATAAGCAACCTGAAGATAACTTATGCGACTTTATCTTCAGGTCAAGTGAGGTGCAACGATTTTATAAAGAAAAAATGCCCGTTCTTTATGACGCTTTCGAAAGAGGTGACGATGACGCCTATTGTCCAAACCTCATTCATCTCGTTTTAGCCTATGCAACTAATCAGTGGCTTGGAGCCAATTCGGCAATCACATTTGAAGAGCGTGCCCCAATTTCAAAAATTATTAAAGAAGTTCTTTTTTATAAAAGACCTGTTATTATGAGCGGAACTTTTCCGCATAAGTTTCTCAATGGCACCAAAGGAGCCATAGGACATATCAATGTTCTTGTTGGCTTAATTTATCCGAAGGGAACAACCACGATCTCGCCAATCACGAAGCCAGAAGAATTCGTCTTTGATGACCCTTATGGGAATTGGAAAGAAAATTTCAAAGCAGGCACGGGAAATGATACAACTTTCACCTATGATGAATTTATAAAATACTACAAAGGATGTAACGACTCTCGATATAAGATGGCACACTTTGTGAAAAACGGAGTTGCCCTAATCTAAAAGAGATTGGAGACCTTCTAAGTCCTCTGGTGTCCACCCGTCTATTGAATAGTCGATAGGTGCCAGTGTATCTGTAAAATTTTGGCTAATTGGTGTTAATGACCAAAAAACGTCATCTTTAAAAGAAGTCACTTTATCTATAAAAATTTTAAGTGGTGCACCTGTGATTTGTTCTAAATTTTTTTTCATGTTTTGAAGCACGTCTAATGTGTGAACAGACTTCATCAGAGTCGTATTCACGTGACATTGAATCTTTGCATCAACAATGAGCTTTATCGATTTTAAAGTATTTTCATCCAACTGAGAATGTCCCGTGCTCATCATGACTTCCACGTGTTTATAATCTATATGAAAATAGTCTATAAGTTTTTTGTTTATTAAAGCCTCAATTTTATCTGGAAAACAGCCTGTGGTATACATTCCCGTCTTTAGTTTCATATCTCTGGCGTGGTTTAATATTATTTCTAATTCTGAAAGCGGCTTATTCAATGGCTCACCTCCAGAAAGAATGAGCCAGTCGACTGTGTTAAAATCTCGGATTCGCAATTTCGAAATCTGGTCAAGAGAGTCTTCTAATAAAAGGTCGTCTTCCGCTTTGGTAAAAGAACGGAGTTCCGTATTGTAGCAGTACTTACAATTAAATTGACACCCTTTACAAAAGAGAACTGCTGCCATTCCAGGACCGTCCGTCATTGAAAATGAAATTAGTCTATACATCGGTTTTTCTCTATTCTAAATTTTTCGAATATTTGATCACGTCTATATTTTCAACAAGGCCTTCTTTAAAGCATTTCACAGGACCAATGAAGTCGGTGACTACTTCATAGCCTTCAAATATCATATCTTGATTTAAGTCTTTTAAGTCGACTTTTATAACGGTGTTTATTACGTACTCGTGTATGCCAATAGCATCTTTCAAATCAAAGTCTAAAAAATACTTAACACCCGCAGATGCCTCTTCTTTCTTTTTTAAAATTAACAGGCTTCCATCAGGCAAAAACCCGTAGTGTCCCTTTTCAAGAACATCAACAATTTTTTCATAGTCTACAGGAGCATCAAAAAGAGCTTTCAAAAAAGGAATGCTTTTCTCGATAAGCTCTTGCCCACGCTCACCATTTTTTCTATGTAAAATTGTCAATATTTCTGCTAAGGCAACATGCAATTCAAAATAGCGACCATTATAAAATACCTCTATGTTATCAGAGTTCTCTCGTTCTTGAAGAAGTGAGAGCTCGTCATCTTCATAAAAAATTCTTTCAAGAGAAAGCACGTCTTCCAAAGTTGCACCATTTTTAATACGATTTACAATTGTATCAAATAAGGGGTTAGATGATGACCATTGGTAGACGCCTTGACCAGTTAAGATCATCAAGGCATCTTCATTCAATATATATTTTAGCATTGTTCAACCCCCATGACATATTCGATAATTTTCTGATATGATGACCGGTTTATCCCATAACTTGAAAAAGATACGAAATCGAGCATTGGATATTTTTCTAAAAGTGCATCTGCATAAGAAAAGTCCTCTATTTTTTTATCAGTATACTTTATGAGAGAAAGATCGTTATAAAGTCCTTCGTTCTGTTCTTTAACCCAGCCAACAACCGCCATGAGTTGATTATACATTGTTCGTATTTCATCTAGGTCCGTTTGTTTAACATTTTCGTCTTCATAAATTATACGGTCGCATTCTTTCTTAAAAGAAGTTTTTGCAAACCGGTCGGAGCATCCAAGGTCCATAGCAATATTTAAGAAGTTCCTGGCACTGTTTGCATTAAATAAAGAGTTTTTGTGCCAGACGGATTCCGTTAGTGCTGCTTTAATATCTTCAAATTGATCTTCTAGCATAGTCATAAAATAGTTATTTGCATATACCCAGTTTTTATTAAGATGAATTAAATTCTCTTTGAAGAAGTCCCAATTTATTACTACGTACTTCTTAGGAAGCTTTAAAAACTTTCTAAAAGCCCACATTCTTCCTAAAATTTTTTTGAGCATTATGTGTGGTTGTACAACACCTTTACCAGAAACTAATATTGTTCTTCCATGTCCTTTAGTCACCTTTTTTTGCAACTCTTCCCAGTTAGGCTTCCAAAGTTGACCATGTTCTTCAGATTGAAAATCTCCGTCGAAGCATTCATATACGACTTTTTTTTGCTTAAGAAGATTTTTTATGCCGGAGTTGTTTACTTTCAAAAAAGTTTTTAATTCGGTGTCATACTCATACACCTGTGCACCTTTGATAGAAGGATTTTGAACCTTTTTTCTTTCAACTTTAGGCACTTTTATTTCGGATAATCTTACAAAAGTCATCTTAGGAAAGAATTTTTCAAATATTTCTTTCTGGTCTTCCTTGATAAGGAACGCCTCTTTGAAAGGAATTTTCTTATCTTCAAAATGAGCACGGAGCTTATTGCGAAGAACAATAGGTACTCTCTTTGGATCAGAGTTTCCTCGAAGCAATTTATAAGATGCTTCAAGTTCTTCAACAGTTGCTGCAACCTTTGCTTCAATCGTTTTATCATCTAAAATAATGGCTTTTTGATTAGCTTCATTCAGTAAAAAAGTATAAAGCAAACTGATAGTTAAGTTTTCTTCTTTTGAAGAATATTCTGAGGTTCCAATATTCTTTTCGAGAATGTTCATATTATATGCTATTGAACCTCTAAGCTCACGCTTTACAATTGTTGAAATATTTTTCACGTCTATGCTTGTTCTAAAAAGTTTCGCTGCTTCTGTGAAGTATTCTTTTTCGATATAATCTAAAGATGAAATTCGCCCTCTCGTAAAGTTCACGAAAGCTTCTTTGTAAGAAAGGCTGTCGAAGTTTTTAAAGAATTCGTCTTTATTACTAAGTTTTTCTTGAACTTCTTGTTCCCAGTCTTTAACATCTTTGAGAAAGACCTGTTGTAAAAAGTTTATTGTGTCTTTATTGTAATTTAACGCTTCTCGAGAAGGTTGAATAGACACCGAACCAAGAGGTACGTGTTTTATTTTATAGGCATCCCATCGGTATGGAAAATTTATTAAAGTATTTACATCGTCTGAATCATATCCTTCAAGTTTTAAAAGTTGATTGATATTTACTTTATAGAAGATCTGGCCCATAATAACGCCAAAGCTGGATCCTAGATTTGAAAGGATTCCTGTTAGAATTCTACAGTTTGAATGAGACTCAGAGGTAAAGTCAGTTTTTGCGAGATGACGAGCTTCATTATAAAGATCCATTATTTCGTTCTGTTTTAGTGATGAATAGCTTCCATATATACGGTGTATCATTACGTCATAAAATCTTTCTTTTCCTCTGATGATCTCTGGCATCTTATCAAAGAACACGAAAGTTTTTATTGCTGCAAAAATGAAGTCGCTGGCGTCCTGCTCCCGAACTATAACTTCAACTTTAGTTCCTGAATAATCGGCTTCCTTTTCAGTCACATGAGTTACATTAGGGATTCCATTTTCGTCTTTAAAAATGACGTATTGATTTTCTATTCCATCTTTTGCGGTTGTGAGGACAAATTGAGAAGTATAAGCTAACGGAGTTTTTCCACCGAGACCTAAAGCACCAATAACATCATTGGTATGAGATTTTGTGGACTTACCATAAGACCGGTAAACTACCATCACATCCTCATTGCTCATTCCAATACCTTGGTCTTCGATAATGAAGGTTGATGCTCCAGGAACAGGTAAACTTACTTGAAATGGCTTGTCGTTTCCGGCCTCGAGATGGGCGTCGATCGCATTTGTCGACAACTCTCTAACGATCGCCGTGATAGGATCCTCGTAGATCTTATTTGAGAGAATATCGAACATTTTTGAATTGGCGGAAATCGTAAACTCATTTCCGGAAATTCCTGTGTTATTTTCTATATTTCCTATTTTATCGTTTAGTATCATTCTTTACTCCTTCTAATGTTCTCGTATAATATATAAGAACTTTAGTTTCAAGATTCAAATCTGGGCAAAAAAAAATGGAGAAGACGCCGTCTTCTCCTGGTTTAAAGTTCCTAGGCAAGAAATATGCTCAGTCTTTAGCTGAGCACAGTGTCACATGAGGTTTTCACTGATGCTAAAATTAAGCGCTTCTAATTATAATCGTCCACATGGCCGAGCATATTCTCCACCTCGTCTGCTAATTCCTCTAAAAATTTTAGCCCTGCCTCCAGCTTAACATTTAGCTAGTTCTGTTCGCCGCAAAATCACTGTGGGTAGTCTCTCCAATAGTTCTTAGGTGTGTTTTTAGTTATTTCATTGATAGCGGGCATTCTGCCTTTTGAAAAAATTAATTCTAATGGAAGCTCAATTTCCTCACAAAAAGACTTAAGAATTCTTAAGTCGGCATAGCTCGACAAACTTGTACCTAACGAAACATCTTTCGTCATTTTCTTTTTTTCTAAGTTAAGTTTCGACTTTTCAGCAGCTTTGAGTGCTCTGTCCATTTGAGCGAGCAGCTTCATTTCCTGTTCTTTAATTTTGTCCAACTTTTCTTTTTTCATTTTTGGCATATCTTTATAGAGCAATTTTGCTTTTTCTTTCTGAGCTTTAAGCTTTTCTAGTCGCTCTTTATGTCTTAACTTAAGTTCTTTGATGCGCTCTTCATTCTTTTTGACGCGTTCTTTCATCTTAGTTTCTTGCTCTTTTTGATTTTTGCCAACATTTTTCTGGTGATTTAAAGTTTTTGCAATCTCGAGGTTAGCTAAAAAGATAGCTCGAAGCTTCTGGGCTTCCGTCATATCTTTCGTAATATTTTGAGACTTTAAGTTATTTATTAACGTCTCATTACATACAACGGTTCGTAAATTTTTTGCAGTTGCTCCAGGATGAATCGACTTAATATATTTATTTACGTCAACATCTTTAAAAAACTTTTTATTTTTAATCAATTCTTTTTTATTTAAGATGTTCCAAATATCTTTATCAATTTCAATTTCGCGGTTTTCTGGCACACTATCTTTTCCTAAAAAATTAAATGCGACTTTGTTAGGAGCGGTAAACTTTAAGTGCTGCCCTTCTAAAGTAGACATTCCATAGGTAAGTGCTTGCTTTTTAGCATCTCGTTCGTTTCCAACGCGAATGCCCGTTTGCTGAATAAGATATGTGATGAGAGCCTCATCTTTTCCCTCTAATGCGTCATCTTTTATAGTCTTCTGGATATGTTTCCAGTTTTTTAAAATATCAGCAGCTTTATCAAATTTATTTCGTATGCTATCATACATCATGTCAGCACCTTCACCTGCAAAAATGCGTTTATTAAGCTTCTGGAAATTTGATTGCTCCGGCCTTCCGCAGTTTATATGGTATCTCATAATCCAAAATACGTCAGGATTGCTCTCACAGGTATATCCAGGGACGTCTTCTCCATTTACAATATTTAAGACTACGTCTTCTTTCTTGACTGCATATTTCCAATTAAATTTACGAGGGTCTTTTCCACGAGTGAGAATCCAATCGGGTGCTTCAATCATAAAGTTTTGCAACTTTACCGTCTTGCCGTTGAGCTCTATATAGCCAAATTCCTCTCTAAGCTTTTCCTTAGCAGCTTTTTCAGCTTCTTTTTCTTCCTTTGATCTTTTCTTTTTAGCTTCTTTCTCAGCCTCTATTTGAGCTTTTATGCTGCGGAGCAGTGGTAAAAAATCTTCCGGGAATTTTAGCTTAGACTGTTTCTCAGTTAGCTCAGGTTTTAGACACGTCCACATGTTCTTATTAGACGAGAAAAATGCTTCTTTTTCATAGTCGTCTGAGCCTATGAACTTTGCAGCCTTCCAAAGCATTTCTTCGGCTAGTGCCGGCAATTTTTCTCCGTTTAATGTTAAGCCTTTCGTCTTATATGGCTCAGGAAATACTGGGCCTTTCGATTGTAAGTGTGTTATTTTTGCTTTATTCATTTTCATTTAGAATTAGATTAACTAATTTTTTCTCCTTCGAAAGAAATATAAGAACTTGAGAAAATTCTTTCAAAAAAGACTAATTATTATGGCAAAAGACAAAACGGTCAAACTAAGCAACGAATGGAAAATTTCCCTTTCCGCTGACAAACACATTCCCGCAGTAACAAAAGTGTCTCTATATGACATGCTCTTTTTTATCAATAAAGACAATAAAACGTGCGTTAGATTTAATGAAGGACATCAAAGTAGTTTAAATAAAAACTCTGTTGGTAAAGAACTAAACCATAACGTTATTTTATTCGATACTCTAATGTACGTAGTAAATGAAGATGGCGGAATACGAAGTATAAACCAGCTTGAGAGAAATGCTGATCCTGAAACATCTGATGAAACGAGCACTACTTTTAGAGAATGGCAAGAACGTGGGATTGACGTGAGCTTACCAGTAGTTGATAAAAGATCAAAACCTCTTCTATTAGACTCTTCAAATATAACGGACTACTTGAGCGCTGCAAAGTTAGAAGATTTTGAAGATCTTCTGGATATTTTTGACCTTCAAGAGACGCAACAATTAAATATTTATGATGAAAACGCTCTTAAGAAACCTCAAACAGCTGGAGAAGTATATACTCATTCAGTACTTTTTGGAAAAAACGAACCTTTTGATGATTGGGAAGACTACCGAGAACCTTTTTTAATCGCAACAGAAGAAGATACTCAATATGAGATTAAGTTAAAGAAAGAGCCTATAGATGAGAACGGTGAAGATGAAGATGAAGATGAAATCAAAATCATAAATATAGCAAAAAACTCAGATATAATTTTATGTCATAACGACCGCTTTTTCGAAGAAAAGTTTTTAGTTGAATATTCTGGCAAACGAGCATTTAATGGAATGTGCTTTAATTATCTATCGAAAAACATATGGATGATGTTTTTTAGATATTACAACCCCGATTTTGATCTAGAAAAAGCTGAAGCATCTTTTAATCGCGTTCTCGATCACATTGGTGAGATAAGCGATGATCTTTCAATTGAGAAAAATTTAAATCCAGTATTAGAATTTCTTTTAAAAAATTGTTTCGTTTGGATAAAAGCTTCTTTCTTCGCAGACTA